CAGCCTCAACGGTCTTAGTCTTCAAAGCCTCCTGCTCCATGATGTCGTTAGGCTCGGCGGTATAGTCCACCTTCATCTTCTCGGCATCCTTCAAAGCATTCTCAGCTTTCTTAATCTGTCCGTCCACCACCTTCTCGGCATTCTCCCCGAAATCCTCAGTAAGAATCTCCGCACTCTGCTCTGGAGTCATTTTCTCATAGTCAGGCGTAGGTCTTCCCTTGCTGTCCGTAGCCATAGGAACGTCTGAACCATCGGCAAACTTACGGGTTTGCTGAGGCTGCTCTACTTGTTGAACTGAGGCATCGCCTTCGCTAGCATTTTCCTCTGCTTCTCCATCACTTCCACTATTGGCATTGTCGCCTTTTCGAATTTTTCCATCTGTTTCATTGTTACTAATCTCTTCATTTTTATTTTCTTTAGGTTGAACTTCCTGCTGCGCCTTGGCTGCATCCTGCATCGCCTGCTCCTGTGCCGCCTGATTGTAAGGCTCAGAGTTCTTCATCTGCAATCTCTGACGATATTCTGCAGCAAACTGGTCGATAGGCTGGTTTTGAACCAGAGTAACCTCATCTGCCTTTACATAAACCAATTCCTTGGTATTAGGGTCCAGACAGACAAGCATATCACCGCTGCCTTCCTTGGCTCTACCTGTAGTCTGGTCGAAGGCAACATCACCCGAACCAACAAGAAGGGTTCTTCCGTTGCTGTCTTGCACATACAAAGCCTGCTCGCCATTCATCGGCTGACCGTTCAATGTTCCGTGATAGCTCCAATCAGAAATAAAGCTCTTCACGTTTTCCTCGATGGCATCAGCAGTAGCCTGCTGCATACCCTGCACTCTAGCGTTCGCATTAATATATTGGGCAAGTGGGGTCAACTCTTCTTGTATCAATCCATTTTGAATGAGTGCATCGTAAATCTGTGCCGGCGTTAAGCCCTGCTGGTGCAATTGCTCAAAGGTTTGCTTGAACACATCGTTGCTATCCATCGCTGCATCAAGGGCTTGCTCTGCGTTGCGAAGATTGCGCAACTCATCAACTACCACGCCGCTATCCGGGTTGTCCGTTCCCAGACTATGCTCCTCGGCAACCGTCTTACCTTGGCTGGCAGACTGGTCTGCGTGTGGCCTCCAGCTAGGGAAAAGCTCATCTTCGAGTGCTCTCTTCACATGATAGAAGATTCTGTTCTCCTCATCAGTACGCTTCATCGGGTCCTTGCGCATGATTTTGTCAATATCAATAACAATGCTTCCTTCTTTACCAAGAAGTTCTTTGATAGAAGCCATGAAGTTATTAGTATAACCTTTGCTTTCTGATCTGAGGTAGCCAAGCAAACCGTTCTTATCTGCATACTTCGTCCAATCAAGATAGAGCGCACTCTTCTGGTTGCGCAAGTCATTAATCAATCGGGCATTATTCGGGTCTGTAATATCCTTATTCTCGTCATATCCGTTTTCCTTAAGGAATCTAAACGCTAGATTAGTGACAGTTCCATCATCATCTATGAACTGCATATCCTTCATCCTTGCGTAGCCCATCAGCGACATCATATCGTCATTATCACGATAAAGCTTCTGCTTGTAAAGGATAGCTCTGCGCTCATCGGCATTCTTATAAGAGGTACGTGTAAGCAGCGTTCCGTTCTTGGTGTATTCCAGAATCTGCTTATTCTTCACGTCGTTCACGCTTCGGTAGCTTTTGCCTCTTGTCGTGTTAAACAGTCCCATGGCCGCATTCACCTTCTCTTTGGTGCTCTGAGAAACGTCAGGGTCGCTCATGAAATCCGTGTAAGCAGTCTTATACTTCGGATCTCTTGGTGCTGTCTTCGATGCGCGGTCCACCTTTACGAAAGCATCCATCAGATTCTTACCCGATGCAGAAGAAATCAATTCATTCTTCTCGTCAGGAGTCAGACGAATATCCACGGCAATAGGGGAACCGTTGGCATTCTTTCCGATCACGAAATTACCACCGCTATTATGAGTAAGATGATGCAGAATGTTGCCCATCTTCACGAAGTTGCTAGGCTCGCCAGCCTTGAAAGCGCCCACCATCACAACATCTTCCAACCAAGTACCGAAGGAAATATCCTTGTCGCCGGTCACGTTGTCGGCAACCATCATGGTTCCAGCCTCAACGCCCAGACCGGCAGCCGTAGCACCAAACTTCTGCGCGCCATGAAGCAACCGCTCGCCAGTACTCTTCTCCATACCTGTAATACCGAACTTGGAAACCCAAGGAGACATGATTGCGCCCGAAATTCCAAACATCGCACCTGTTACCGCACCATGCTCAGCACCTTTCAGACCAGCCTCGCCGATAGCCTGCAGCGAAGTATCATCGCCAGTAGAAGCCTGATTCAAAGCAGCAGTTACACCCGAATATCCTGCAAGGTTCAGAGCACCTGTTGCTGTTCTGGTTCCCAATCCCGACATGATCTTCTGTGCCGTAGTCATGTTGGCCACCTTGAAAGCCATCTGTTGGGCGGTAAGCTTCTGTGCCGCCTTCATCACGCCAGCTTTCACCAGTCCGTTAGTCAGAACTCGGGTTCCTGTATTCACGGCAGCACTTGCGCCGGCACCGATTACGGCGAGCGGACCAGAATCAGCAGCCATGTTTACGGCAGTAGATGCGAATCTCGTACCGATTCCCGAGCGATAGGTTTCATCCTTGTGACCGGCAACCTTCTGAATCTCCGCATCACCATCAGCAATAGCAATACCTTCCTGCAATCTCTGTCGTGTATCTCTAGACATCACAGATGGAGCCACCACCATACCGATAATAGAGTTACTGAGGTTCTTGACAATATAGTCAAGCGCACCATGAGGCATGATTTCCTCCTGATTTCGCATCGTCAGAGCCTTCTGAGCATAGTTCATAATCTCAGGAGTAACGTATTTGTCCACGTATTCCTCCACACTCATGTTCAGTTTATCTGCGCTCTCGGCAATATGGCGCTGCATTCCCTTCTGCGAATAAATCTCGTTGATTTTGCTGCTGAGATTATTCATCAGAACGTTCTGTCGGTTCACTTGCTCCTGTGTCTGTGCATCACGGAAAGCCTGTTCCTTTACTGACTGAGGCGCATAGATGCCGCCCATCTTGTCAAGGTTCTGCTGATACTGCTGACGTGTCAATTCCTGTGCCTCATTCATGGAAGAATCTACCAGTTCGAGCAGATCATTACCCAAAATACCTTTGGACTGGCCGTCATTTCTTACGAACTTGTTAGCCTCCACCTCATACTGGGCGAATGCTCTAGCATCGTCCTCTCTCTGCTGCTTGGCTCTAGCCTGTTTAGCCTCAGGAGTAGAAAGCTGCTGCATCGTTTCGTTGAAATTCTTGGCAGTAGGAGTTATTCTGCTTCTGCTTATAGGGGTTGCTCTCTGCTGCTCCTGACGTGCTGACTGCTCTTGTGCTCTTTGCATGCGTGCGCGCGCATTACTAGCCTGAGCCTGCTGCAATGGTGTCATTTGGTCGTTGCGCATGTGCATCAACCGCCAGTTCTGCATGTAGTCTGTACCAGAAGTAGTAGCCGTTCTAGGCTGCTGAGCCTTCTGCGGCCTTGGCTTCCGATACTGAGCCGCCACTTCCTGCGCTCTCTGCTTCATCGTCAGCTTCTTGACAGGCTGAACTGGCTTCTGCTGCTGAGGCTTCGGATTTACTGCGTGAAGTCCGAGTCGCTGCGCAAACTCCTCATACGAACTACTGGAAACAGCACCGTCTGCATGAAGCGCATCATAGAGCTGCTTTCTGTTATGATAGCCCTGCTTGCCAGGCGCATACACGAACTGTCTGAAATGTTCTCTAGTTCCCGATACTGCGCCATCGGCTTTCAAGGCGTTATAAAGTTGGTCAAATTTATCTCCAGCCATATATTATATATTAATGTTTATAATCCAAGTTTCTTTGTATTTTTATAGCCGTTCTTCGACTTGCCGGCAGGCTTTGGTCTGTTTCTCGCATTCCTAGCCGCATTCTGCGAAGCTGCTGCCTGACTGGTAACAGATGCACCCTTTCTTCTTGTGGTGGTCGTTACCTCTGCGCCAGTATTCGGATTGATGGTCTTTGTACTGGTAGAAGTAGAAGTCTCGCCCTGCGGAAGCTTGCCGTATTCACGGTAGTACTCCTGTTCCCACATGGTCTTGTTAGGCTGATAGCGCATCTTGCCGTTCTTATCCTCAAACCAGTACTTGGCTCCCGAGCCGCTACCGCTCCTGCCTGACCGTCCACCGCCGCCACGCCCCTTATGGGTTGCGTTGTACTGCTGAATAGCCAGACGCTGCCTAGCCTGCTCATCCTTCACCTTGTCACGCTCCTTCTTATACTCGAAGTCACGCTTATCCTTATCCTTCTTATACTGGGCAGCAGCCTCATCCTTTCCCTTTCGGTACTCAAACTTATCCTTGGCAAGCTGATTACCCTCACCACGAAGACCCATAAGATACTCCTTATAAATCTGATCAGCCTGTGCTTTTCGGTTATCTAGGTCGAGGTTTGCCTGCTTATAGGCAGCATCCGCATCAAGGGCAGCCTGTCTCTGTCTCTGAGCCTTGCGGTTCTGATAACCCTGTTCCATCATGGCAGTAGGGTCGTTGAACACCTGCATAGGTGCACCCTTAGAAGTGTTGACGATGTTTCCAATGTGGCGAATAGCATCGGCAAAGGCTGCAATACGCTCTCTGTTGGTAGTGATTCGGCGGTCATACTCATCAGGAGTCTCGCCCTCACGCATTCCCGGTCTGCTCTTCGGTATAACCTTGCCGAGCCAACTGAAAAAGCCGCCATCCCTCTTTTTAGGGTCAGCCTCAAACTCTGGAACCTGCTGTTCCTGCGGCATCCGAAAGCCGCTCAGAGCAGTAGAAAGCGTATCATAGCGAGGTGTTCCGTCAGCATTCCAACCTGTAGAAGGCTGCGGCATTCCCTCAAAGTTGCTCTGAGGCTGGGGAGTGTCCTCTGCTGCATCGCCCATGTAAGGAGTCTGTACTGGTCCCAAGGCAGGATTTGCATTACCGCTTCCCTGCGGAACGAACTCTTCCTGCTTAGGCATATGGGTGAAGTCTGTAACAGGTGCTGCGCCAGTCTGAACAGGCTGAGCCTCAAACTTACCGGTAGCACCGCCCCCATTCCCGAAAAAGTTAACCCCCGCGGCACCGCCATTTACCCCCGCGGCTCCTCCGTTGCCTCCATTCATCACCTGATCATAATCGGGATATTTCGCCCTCATCAGGTCATGTACAGCCTCAGGATAGCCGCCGATAGTTACCGGCTTCTTCCTAGGCTGCTGCGTATTCTGATTATTATTTACTGCCATAGCTTATTTTTCTTCTTTAATAATAATTTCGCCAAACAGAAGAAATTGGTCTATAGCGTCATCAAGTACTTTAGAAAGTTCCTCTGCAATATCAACCCTAATCATCTGGTCTGGGATGCCTTTTCCGTCCTTGCTTCCTACGAGTCCGAGTTTATGAGCCTTTGCGTTAAAGGATTCATAAGCTTTGTCTTTCAATTCATCGAGAGTGCTTTTCGCATATTTTGCCGCATAAGACTCAAAAACATCATTAATGGATTCTCTTGCAGCTCTCATACACTTAGCAGTTATGTTACTCAATTTTGCCGCATCCAGTTTCTTCTTCTCTTCCTCGCTAAAATCAAACAGCTGAGAGTTGAAACTGTAGCCATTCGCTAAGCGGCGATATTCTTTGAAGTCTTTTAATGATACTGGTTTATCACTAACTATAGCCTTTGCCATCTTCCGAATCATCTTTACAGCTTCAATACCGTATTCACGATACTCCTTAGAGTATTTACGAACCTCTTCAACCAGCTTGGTCTTCTCCTCCAACTCCTTCTTGGTAGCCGCCAGTTCATTGCCCAAGTCGGCAATTACCTCGTCCTTCTCTGCAATCACATTCTCTTTATAAGCGAGAGCACTCTCGGCACTCTTCAAAGCCCGAGCATCAATCTCGTCAACAACCTTGTCTGCAAGCTTCTTCTTCAACTTCTCATTCTCCCCAACATACTTAAGACCTAACTCGGCAAGATTCTTCTCACGAATCTTTGTAAGGCGAAGTTCCTCGTTCTTCTTGTGGATAATCTTGTTGAGTCGTGTAATCTCCTTGCCGAGACGCTTAATCTTCTTTGCCTGCTCATCCAACAAAGCATCGTTGAACTGGGAGGCTGATTCTTTAAGGGCAGGGTTTACACCTGAATCCTCCTTGATGCGGTTCTCAGAAGAACCGGGAGCCTTGGCGTTCTTTTCATACTCCTTCTGCAAACGTTTCTTGCGCATATCGTAATCATGGCCGCTAATGGATATATAATAACCTCCCTTGGATAAAACACGGAAAGCTTCAAGCACAGAAGGCTTCTCATGCTCAATCCAGCCACTCTCGTCAAACTCAAATGGCTCTGTTGACTTGTGAAGACTAATCACTGCAAACTCTTTCTCCAATATCTTCTTTGCTTCTTCTAATGTCATAATCTATTTTGTTTTAATGTTTAACTTTTCTTGAACATTTCTATTGAGAAATGCACTAATTCCTCAAATGTGAAGGGAATGTTATCGGCTTCATCTTCATGAGCCATATTCCATGTTCCCTTCTTTAGTTTCGGGAGGTTCTTTATAAAAGGCTTTCTGTTTATGTAAGCAACAGCTAAACCTTTTGGTCTATGATGCCTTTCGTATTCTTTTCTACCACACAGAATAATCTTTGTTCTATTCATAATCTATAATATTTAATATTATTAACACTTCCAGAAAATTCAGGGGTGGGGAAAATCGGAAAACCGAAATCCAGAAAAAGGGGGTGGGGGGAGGCAGAATTTCTTTATTTGTATTATTCTACTATAATTAGCAACGGTGGTCGAAGGGGGTGGGGGTCTTGGGGTCGCCTGTTGTGCCTCGTCCACCTTGCCTGTCGCTCATCCGCTCCACCTCCTAGCTGCTACCCAAGCCCCGACAAGCCAACTGCCTTCTTCAAGCGGTATTGGTTCTTCTCCTCGGGAGTCATCATGCTCTCAGCCAAGTGGTCTGCGGCAGCAGAATGAGCGGTTCGGTCTTGTTGTGTTACAATTGTGTTATCAATTGGCTTTCCGTTTGAGCCTAAAGCGTTGGTTTTCACCCCTTTAGCACCTTCGGGTTCTGACCCCAATTGGTTCACACCGAAATTGAACATGGCATTTGACGCATTTTGAGCCGCATCGCTAGTGTTCTGCGCTTTCTGCTGCTCGATTTGCTGACGCTCTCTAGACAACTGCTGAGTGTTTTGAAGGTGAGCATCCTCCACATGTTGCTTGCGAGCCGTGTCCTGTGCCGCTACGTTGGCTATCGTGTCGCCCATAGCCTTGTTAGCTGCCTCCTTCGCCATCGCCACGCTTGCAGCAGTTCCACCGCCAACGGCAGCAGCACCATCAGCCTTGCGAACATACTCGTCCTGTACTTCCTTCGCCCTTCTCATGAGGTTCTGACCCGCTTTCGTGTCAAGGTAGTCCGTGTTGTAGTTCTTGTCGTACCAAGCCTTCTCAGCGTTCGTTCTGTACGTGTTCTCCGCTTGTGCCCTTCTAGCCGCCTTCTTAGCCTTGTTAGCGCCAAAGAGAGAAGACGCAACACCGCCAGCCAAGGCAGCAGCACCTAATATCCACTCCTTTTTGTCCGTGAGTACAGGACAAGAGGTCAAATGCTTTGGGATTTTTGATAATATTTCCGTCATAATTGCAATTATTTGATGTTTCGAGGGCAAATATATAATATTTGAAGTTCCGTTTTGCCGTGTTCCAACCTCGTTCAAAATCGCCCCAAATCTCACCAATTTCTTTCTCGGGGCGCAATCTACCCCTTCTCCTTCTCCCATTTCGCCCTCTAGAAGACCCATTTTGTAAACATACGTGATTATTGTAAAGAAAAGACAAGCGGCTAATTATAAGCAAGTTAGTCTTAATTGTCTCATAGGATCGATAAAGCCATGGTGTAAAGAAAGTTCTTATTTCATAAAAGAAGATTCTTTGCAAACAAAAATGGGGTTTGCATTAATAGGTACGCACGCACGCAAGGAGTTCGTTAGCAAACTTTAACTAGGCGCATTCAACCTTCTTGAATGGTTTTCACCCACAATCAACGCTAAACTCGCCCATTTCTGAAGATTTTTGCGATTTTCGGGCAGTTGGTCGGGATTTTTCCCAAATTCGTGAGTTTTGAGCCGTTTAAGAGCCATTTGCAAGCAGATTAGAGCCTATTTTGTGGGTTTTTCGTAGATTTCATGGTTTTGTGCAAGATAATGCGCTCATCTAGAATTAAGGCTTTTAGAAGATGATTTAGGCGGTTTTTATTTCATAAATGAAGATTCTTGATAATATCACTCAAATGATACCACCTGTAACCACGCTAACAAAGCGGTATCATTTGAGTGATACAGGTGGTATCATTTTAGCGCTATGATCAGATTCTTTGCAAATAAAAAAATGGAGATTTTATTTTTCTAGTTGGAGAAATATTTTTTCCTAGTTGGGGAAATTGTTTTCTTTGGTTGTGTGGTTCCCTGTACTCTCTCTTCTCTTGTGTGTTCTCCTTATGGGTGAGAGTGAAGAATCCTCGGGGGAGATAAGGGGGCAGCGCCCCCACGGGCGCAAGCGCCCTCCCCATGCCCTGTGGGGCTGACGCCCTCACCACAAGCCTTGCAGCCACTTGCCGAAGGTGTACACCGAATACAGGTAGCACACCACGATGAGCAGTTGCAAGAGCCACTCAGCATACTTCATGGATGGTTTCTTATGTTCCTCCACCTTCCCGAACACATTAAAGAGATAGGCTATACAAACAAGTGAGACTGCACCGAAGGCGAGCCACATGATAATTTGGACTATAATCATTTCGCTATAATCCTTAACTCATCAACTTGCTTGAAGAACTCATCGAGCGTGTCTGCCGTGTAGTGGATGCCCTTGTAGCGGATGAAGGAAGAAAAGCCGCCCTTGCTCTCCTCAATATCTGTAGCCACCTCTTTAGGTGACGCAATCAACTGCCATGTAGGAACGCCCAAGGCATCAGCTATCTTGTCTAGCGTTGCAGTTGTCAACGACTCAGCCTTCACCATTTGTCCTACCGCTTGTTTGGTAACTCCCATTCTCGTTGAAAGGGTTGTGTTGGTCAACCCTTTACTTTCCATGATTTCTTTTATTCTTAATGCCATATAAACTATTTGCTTTCTGTTATTGCGTACAAAGGTACACATTATTATTTAAAGTAAAGTGGTTTCTTTACTTAAATAACGTTAAAGAAAAGCATTTTCTTGCCCAAATATTTGGTAAAGTAAAGAATATGCTTTATCTTTGCACTCGAAATCAAGTTAGTTTGATTTTAGAGGAACGATGGCACGTTTAGAACTTCACGTTTAACTACCTCTATAAAAGTACAGATTAGTCGGGAAAGTCAGAGAGATAGAACTCTTCAAACATCAACGGAAAATGCGACCGAGTTAGTTGCAACTCTCAAAGCAACAAGACAAAGAAGTCTCAAACACTCATCACGCAAGATGTAAAAACGCTAGTCGTGTTAGACTAGAGAAACATCGAAACACGTCAACCCACGGACGTTAAACGAAGGGAGTTAGGTCACATGTAACTTGTGAACGTTGGGCGCAAACGTACACCTGCACTTTGTATGTATAACATTTTAACAACAACGACAATGGAAACAACAAAGATGTGTTTATTAGAATTGACTAAGGCTGAGGCTATGGTAATAGCAAACACGCTTAGAAGAACTGCAAACGAAAATCCATTTCATTGGAAGGAAAGCAGCGTTGAGAAGACAAGAGACCTTTACGATAACGTAATCGCTCAGTTGTACGACTATAAATATTAAAGACTATGGCAAAGTTAGCAGACTATTACATTTGTGACCTTCGCTACACCGATGAAGGTTACGTAATACAAGACGAAGACGAGGTTTACCCTAACACATATGAAGACAATGATGAGTACATCAAAGAGTATTGGGGAGAATATCCGTTTATCGGGAAATTCCCTGTAATGTACAGAGGTAAACTTGTTGATATACTTGTGTTCAAAGATTTCGAACAATACTTTGGAGTGTTCAAAGATGAAGGCAAGTGCATGAAGACGTATATCGTAGTACAGGAATTCTCAGAACCCGAGGAAGAACCAAAGATTATCGCTCAATTCAATGAAAGGTGGCAAGCAGAACATTACGCTTGGCATCATGAAGGGAGACTTTGGGTGTATGAAATGAGTAAGTAAGAATGTGGGGAGATAAGGGGGCAGCGCCCCCGCGGGGCTAACGCCCCTCCCCACGCCTAACAGACAAAAGATTATGGAAAAATATTTGGTAAACATATACAGCGTTATCAGACAAACAAACGGAGATATATTTCGGAATGGAGATTTATCCAAAGTACTTAGCGAGAATGCATTAAAACTCATAAAAAAAACTATCAAGTTAGTTGGCTACAAGTACGTAGGACGCTTTAAAGATACACACGGACGCTATTACACCAAGTATGCGTTAGTGAATGATGAATTTTCACTACTGGAACGTGAAGTTATCTACTTAGTAACAATAACAAAATTAAAATAAGACTATGGCAGCAAGTAATTTCGTAGAATACCGCAGAATCGAAAGATATGCGGACAGAGTAAAAATGGAGCCAATATGCACGGAGTACCTTAACGACAAGGAACTTGAAATGCTGAAACAAAGCCTTAAAAAGCAAGGTTACAAGTATGTTGGACGCAGCAAGGACAGATACGACAACTATTACACGTCTTACGAGCGTAAGAGTGAGTATTCAACAGAAAGTTGTGAGATTATCATCAAAGCAATAATAACAAGATTAAAATAAGGCTTATGGAGAAGACAATAACACTTTCGGGCGATGAGATATACAATATCACATCAGCTATTGAAGATAGAATAATCCTTCTAGAGGATTATCTTTCAAAAAACGAAGGCACTCCCATAGCGCACAAGCGATTGAAGGAGTTTAAAGAGATTAAAGCAAAGTTGAACAATTAAAACGATAAGAAAATGGACAAGACAATAACGCTTACAAGTGATGAGATTTCAAGCATCACTCTCGCTATATACGATAAGGTAATGAACCTTTCACAAGCAGTTCTTATTTGTGGTGCAGAACTCACACCGAATGCACAACAGAGAATTGAGAACTTAAAGGCAATTGCCCTTAAATTAAATGGTATAGAATCTTAAAGATAGGAGATAAGAATATGAGAAAGAACAAAACTTACGAGCAGCAGAAGAAGTTCTATGACAAGAACAACGACTACGAGAGTTTAGGTGCATTATTCTTCGAATGGCTTACTAGCGGTTATATGACCGCAAAGCAGATGCAAGATGTGTACAGAGAAGGAACAAAGGAATGCAAGGAGTATATCTTTGAAGACTTGTTTCACCTTGTAGGACACAAAACCTTCTATCAGTTCGTTAGAATCTTCAACTTTGGCAAGAAGTAACACAGAGCGGTCAGCGAATAGAGGAGCACATCACGTTCAAGCCGTGAGACCGCACAAGTATAACAATTAATAAAGAAACAGAAATGGAAGAGAATATTTGTTTATCTTGCAGATTTGCATTCAGAAATGGCAAATGCAATCGACTTGTAGTATCTAGTATGGGTATGAATGACCGCCTTGGCAGTTACTATAAGAAAGACAATAAATGCCCTTATCATGAGGAAGGAAACGATTGCAGAAACAGAGATTATGAGCCTATTAATTTTTATAATTCATAACAATTAAAAGAAAGGAAATTGATATGAAAGTACATCATGTAGCACATTACGAGTATGGCAGCAGACCGCACTCGGAAATGAGAGAAAAGGAGTTTCCTACACGTTGGGAGGCCGAGAAGTTTTGTGAGGAATGGAGGAGAGACCATTGGTATTTTGGCGGTGCAGCATGGGCAGAAAGCATAACAGAGCCGAGACCTATAACCGCTAACGATGTTCTCGCAGCCGCAGTAATCAAAAAGATTTTAAAATATTAGCAATATGATGAAGAAAATTTTAGCTTTGAAAGAGTATTGGCGTCTATTCAACGAGATAAGCGACTATCTCAGAGAAGACCATGATACCATTACCACAAAAATCAACGGAGTGGAATACGTAGTGTATAAACGTCTAAATCCCGACTATGTGGAGTTTCTGAACAACGAAACGAAGGAAGTCACTTTTGTTGATATTATAGACGAGCCAACCGAGGTTTCAAGCCTTTTGCTTCAGTCAGCAGTAAACGAAATAAATAACAAGCAAAAACATGTTAGGGTATGGACATCACAATTTATGTATTAATCTTCTTAGTTGGCAGTCTTACAGGCTACAGACTGAGAGCAGCAAAAGACATGGAGGACGAGTAATATGAAAAAGAGAATTAAGATAGTGTTGGTAGTGGCAACGATAGTTGCCCTACCTCTTATGGGAGCCGGAATGCAGCAGAGCAAGAGCGAGGAGAAATCTTTGCTTGTAGACTTCATCGAGTATTGCAAGACATGTGAGAACCTTAGGCAAGTTGATCCTAACAAGGACTACACACAAGCAACACTCCATGAGCTGAAGAATGCAGCACGTTTCTATGAGGGACAGGAGAACTTTGCCGACTGCACAGATTATCAGCAGCAAGCAAAGATAGACAAGATTATCGGCAGAACTTATGATGCTAAAGTCATTAACAAGTAAAGACTATGAGCGCAGATGATTTACAGAAGTTAAGTGACCTCCTTCTAGCTTTCAGCAACGAGGAGGCCACAAAAGGAGAACGTATCGCCATATCAAGGGCACAAGCAATCGTTTTCCGATATTATTTATCAAAGAAGTTTGGAGCAATTTAAATTATAGGAGATAAAATTATGAAGACAACTAAGGCAGTTAGATTGAGTGACAATTTTGTAGGAGTTGAGATTAACACCATACAAGACGTAGTAAAGGCACAGGCAGCCGGACTCAAACTTGTAGACAAGGAAGGTTGGGAATATAGTATTTACACCATCGATGATGAAGAGACCGGAGAAGAGCGAGAGCCTACAGAACAGGAAATCTTCGAGCACATCACCAAAGACCTCTCAGAAGGCAAGGAAGTGTACGCATGTATGGAATTATCGTCTGATTGGGAAGTACAGGAACGAGCAAAGACAAATCTTAAAACCAACTTCTATGTTGGCCAACAGGTTTTCCTATTGCGTGATAACAAGATAGCTGAGAAGACGATTACTCGCGTCATCCTTGAAAAGAATGAAGACAGGGAATGCTGTAAGGTTTTATTAAAACATGATAGTACATACACCAAGGGTGTAGACGTCTTCGCCACAAAGGAAGAACTTGTAGAAAGTCTGTTGAAGGAGTAAGTTTAACCCGAGGGAGAGAAATCTCCCTCACAAACCATTTCAAGTATGACTAATTCAGTTGTTAAAAATCTGTTGGATAAAAAGGATTGGAGCAGAATCATTTTCCGCTTTCCTACATCAAGCTATACTCTGTTCAATAGCGACAGATACGAGATAGATAGTTTCTGTATATATATCCATGACGATACGTCCAGAGAGTACGAGGAAACGAAAGTTCTAGACATAAGCAGTCTGATTTCCATGGAGATTAAGAAGAAGAGTTTTGAAGATATTGTAGAGGATATGTAAGCGTAGACAAGAGCACTTGTCTTGAAAAGATAAACGAGAAGAGAAAATAGTTGTTGTTGTTATATATAGGGCGAATTCGGTATTCAAGCCGATACAGATGGTTGCAACGTACCATCCGCCCACTAGTATTAATTTTTAAAAGAAAGGATTTGATTATGAAAAGGTATGAAGTTGAAATCGTAGAGAAAATCACCTACAAGGTACCGCTAGACGCAGCATCATCCGAAGACGCAGAGAATGCCGCAAGACGTTTGTACGATTTGGGTTGTTTGGAGAATGGCGAGTTGGAAAGTGTTTCGTTTGATGTAGAAGAGAAGGAGGGCGAGTAAGATGAAGAAACAGAAATTATTTGTGTTGATTAAGCACGGAGCAGACAACCAAGACTATTCGTCCGTTAATGTTATCGGAGTTTACTCCACCAAGACCGCAGCAAAGGAGCAGATGGCAGAAGAGGAGAATAATATCCTAGACTTCTACAAGGAGAAATATCCCGATAACTATGAAGTGTCTGAAGACAAGGACGAATCATCATGGAGCTGCTCATGCAAGGATAGTATTATGTTTGATGAGTTGTTGATAACAGAAAGTGAAATGGAATAATGATAAAGAAATTTCTATTCAACGAGTTCGGTGTATGCAAGAATCCTGACAAGACAGAAATCGGCAGCGGAATCCCCCATATCGAAATATCCACAGCTTATGTTAGAGGAAAGTGGACGTATGGTGTGACGTACATGCTAGCAGATAGAGGAGGGGCGTTTGGAACTAACCTCAGCAACACGAATTGGTTCAAGACACAGGAAGATGCCATAGAGCATGCTTTGAATTGGGTAAAACATTGGCTTAACGTACAGATAGAACAAGAGCGCAACCGAAATAGTTCTGTTTGTAAGAGCGCAGCTAAGATACTGAAGGAAATAGAAAATCTACTCCCGAAGAAGAGATATGTACAACTAGAATTATTTGATTTTTAAGAATATGAATAAGCAAGAATTTATCTTCGTCTTCCCTCAGTCGGGTGAGACGATAACAAAGAAAATGAATCCTTTGGCGGTGAAGGATGCAGCCGTGAAGTATCTGAAAATGCAGAACGAGGTAAGAGGAGACATCTGTATCATCAAGAACGCACATGAAGATGTTGTGGCTATGGCCTACGTGAGCGACATGATGAAGGTTTCCTTCTTCACCGAGGATGAAAGTGTGAACGACATCAAACCGATAGGAGTAATCGAGGAAGGAGGGGAGAAATGAGCGAAATCAATTTCAAGGCAAAGCTAATTGATACAGAAATGTGGTTAGATTGCAAACCTTATGCTAATAGTCAGTTCTTTTCGAGAGGAAATATTAATCCTACTATAGACACCAACACCCTCTGCCAATTTACAGGCGCACGGGATTGTAACGGTTTTCCTATCTATGAGCATGATTTGCTCAGATGTGAAAAGACAGACAGCATCTTCGAGGTGGTTTGGAATCAAGGCAACACTAGTTTTAGTTTGGTCTATACAGAACACCCTGTTCTCTACCCAAATACTTTAGGGAGAATGTTGCGTAACAGGCAACTAAAAGTAGTTGGCAATAAATTCGACAAGAAAGGAGGTAAGCAATGAAAGCAAGACTAGTAAAGAAGATACTTCTCGGTTCAGAAAAGAAGAAACGATATTGGACGAAACGAGTGATTAAAGCTTCTTTTGGTTGGAAAGAAGACCACAGAGTTGTTAAAGCACTTCAAATTTATCATCGCAAGAGAAGAAGAAAGGGGGTAAGCTATGAGTAAACAGGAATGGTTCGTGCTCTTTATCTTCTTATTCACGATACTGATGGCAATATTAGGTTGAGAATATGGAAAGGGCAAGAATCATAATCTACGATGATTGGGCGATACTCGATGAGACAGAGACCTTTTTCAAGGATAAAGCCTATCTTATCGGTATTGCCAAATCTACCCTTCAGCAGACGCCCGATGCGGTAATTGCTGAAGTATGGGTAAATGACCGGCTGAAAATGAAGTTCCGCATCAATAGCAAGGGCAAGGTTCAGCAATGCAAGGTCAGTCAGCATCCAGGGTGGGGTGGTCGCAGAGAGCGAGCCGGAGCACCGAGCAAGGGCGCAGCTGCCCTCATCTACAGGGTTGTGACGCATGTAAACGAAAAAACGTTTGAGTTTTTCGAATCCCTAGGACGCAACAAAGCCGAATGGATCAGACAGGCTATAGCTGAGAAACGAGAACGTGAAGACAAGGAAAAAGCAGGGCACTAGGCTCTGCTTTTTCTGTATCTCTTTGATTCTATCCGGATAGGAAAGTGATTTTGTATTCGCCCATCCATATTAACAAAGCAGTAGTATATCCATTTAGTGCTATAATCACCAAGCAAAGACTTCAACGAATACCTGATTATCTTAGCCTTGCGCCTAAACCTGTAACCTTGACTTTCCCAATAGGGACGAGCCTTCTTCATTTGCTTTTTAGCTTTTCTAATACTAGTCATACGCTACTTCTTTTTTGTTCTGTAAATACTTCAAGCACTCCTTGGCTATAGTACTTTCTGCCTTGGAATATTCATCATCGTATAACGATTCGTTACCATCATACCTAGAAAGGTATTTCATTCGTTTCCTGTCTGCATCAGACATGATTTTAAGCTTTGCGACAATCACTTCATTACTGATTACCTTGTCAAGAAACCACAACAGGTTAGTTAACGCTAATTTGTTTGGTTCATAATCGTCAACATTTGATAATTCTGACAGCCTTCCTTGAGTATATTTCGTAAGTCTATCTTTGTAATTCATACATTTCTCAAAATAGAATACGATAGGCTTGTTGAAAGAAGGAGTAAGCAGACCATAAGCGATACTCATACTTACTTTGAACTTTGCAGCACCTGTTAGCAGACCTTTCGCCTGTTCCTTTATAGATTCACGGAATAGTTCGATACCCATATCACGCTTTCTAAAGTTACAGGCGCGGCAAGAAGGCATGTAATTCTCCATACTATCCTCACCATGAGAAACGACATACTTACCTTCCTTATCACTCCAACGAGGGTAACCGCCACGATTCTTGGGAACGAAATGGTCTACTTGCATATCTTCGAACTTTATTTCTTTTCCGCAGTATGCGCAATGATGGCCGTACTTCTCCCAAACTTTGATTCTATCTTCCTTTTTCATAACTAAGATTCTATTACTTCCAAATACTTCAACTTTGCGAATCGGTAAGAGTTATATGTTTCGCCAAGCGTTTTATACACTTTAGATGTAAAGTATAGAATGCAGCCAGTATAATCATTAAAACCTAATATGATATACTTATCTTCAATATACCCTGCTACATATGCGCCAATATCCTTGCCCTTATAAAGAACTCGCTTACCTAGATGAGCATTATAAAAATCCTTGTTTGTCATACGCTACTTAAATTTAATGATAAAAAACTCAGTATCAAGCCATTTATCGGGGCATAAGCCTTTCTTAGGCTTGCCGATGGTAATACTCTCAATCTCCTTCACAACCTTTGGGCTATCGTCATAGTAGCCATTTTTGAAGAGTACGTAGGTAAAGGGTATGAACTTCATAGTACCATCATCCAACAATTTCTTGATAGTGTCGGTATCTATAAGCATTTCCTCGTTCTTTCCTATGTGGAGTTTTTTGTACTTATCGAAATCTTTGCACTCTTCATCCTTGATAAGGAGAAGACGACTCATCCAAAAACCTTTAATCACCCGATACTCCTCTGTCTTCTCGCCTGATAGAATCATGTCGAACCATTGCTTGCTGATGGTGAGGGTCAGAACTTCCTTCTTATTCCAATCAGCGACAGCTTCCTTCAAGTACTTATCCATTACCTTTGCAAGCCTTTCCATTCTTCTCTTTCATCTTAGCGATGCGTTCATTAAAAGCATCAAATGGTCTAACTCTCTTCCTAAACTCGACAAGCGTACATGGATATTTCGCTTTTGTCTTGTGATAATGCCTGTAGCGGTGTATCTTCCAAAAAGAATTTACGAAGTGCTTACATTTCTTGAAGGTGTAACAACAAGTGCAATCCTTACATCTACCGGTCGAATGCGTCCAGCAGTATGCAAAAATAAGACGCTCTTTTATAAAACTTCCCATAAGCCTACAACTTTTTTAATTCTTCCAGTAAGTCATTAATTCTCTTCTCGATATTGGCGATAACCATCGCTCTCAGTCCTTTGATAACATCATTATCGAGAAGGTAATCTATGTTACGAATACGTCCGTGGTCGCTGTTTTCTTCAAGATTAACTCTTAAATACACAGACGGAAAATGTACAAACCTTAAAAGTTGTCTTTCGCTATCAAGTTTATCCTTCAACTCAATAGCTTTCTTTAAATCTTCTTCTTTCATACGCTATAATTAAAAAGCCCCCTCCTAAGAGAGGGCGATTAGTTACTTAACTATCTTCACTAGGATGGTGTCACGCTTAGGAACGCTTGCACTCGGCTTGGAAGTTCCCTTCACTATATCGCCAATCTTAGAGAAATTCTTATCAAGAACGATTACATCATCTACGAAAAAATCACTCTCACCGCGATTGTTGAAAACATTCTTCGCACCCCATACTTGGTGATATTTAATCTTGACCTTCCATCCCTCCACCTGTGCCTTAACCAAGGTGTCGATGAGTTTCTGTTGGTCGTTGCGGTCATTATCAATAGAGAAAGTGAATGGCTCTCCACTGGAGTTCATTCCTGTCTGAGTAATGTTCAAGAGACCATCCCAAGAATCCCAAAAAACACCAGCCTTGCTAAACTTGGTAACTGTACCTACACGCTCTCCGTCAGAGAAGTGCTCCTTACAAGAGGTGAACAAACTTGCGACAACTAAGGTCGCTAACAAAATCTTCTTCATAATTATACGCAATTATTTTTAAGTTTCTGATAAATATCTTTAAGTTTCTCTCTTTGTCTTGCGATGCGCTCCTTTTTCTCCTTCTTTGTCAACTTCTTAATGACAGGATAATCTTTGATTGCATCAATGAGCATATTTCTTATATCATCACAGAACACTTCTGTGTTGCTTATCCTAAGAGTTTTGATGTTCAAACTCAAAAGTTCCTTATCTCGCAAATCGTCTTTCTCTTGCTTTGCAGCATGAGACCAACCATCAACTTCGATAGCGACTTGTATCTTTGGCAGATATATATCAACGAAGTATACATGGTCGTTTACTATGATAGGGTGCTGAATTTTTGCACTCTGTCTTATATTTCGAGGTAATTTGCTAAACAAATACCTCTCTGCCCTTGTTCGAGTAGCGATAAGCTTGCTACGATTATTCTTAATCCACTCATTTAAGTTTTTATTCATAACTATTTTTATTTTTAATGTTAAAACCGCTAGGCTAAGAGCCTTCGGATTCTAGAATCCCCCTTATCGCACACGTATGCGATAGCACACAAAAAATTATTTCCGCTGAGGCAATCACCCCCATCATCTGGTCACTTGATAATCTACATCAGTTGACCTAAGCAGCTTTCGGTGTAGTTACCGCCTTGCTCGCCTTCTGCTATCAAATCCTGCGATGTCGCCATGCGTCCTCTTGCGACTTGGGTTTAAAGTCAGCGTAGCCGAGTGGAGTTAACCGACAAACTACCATGACCGCCAAAAACTCGGGGAAAATAAAAATCCCCAAGTCGTGTGACGCCGACCTAGGGATTTCGTGATTTATATTGAACCTATTGAATACAGGTTGAATATCGAAGTCTTATATCAATCGTCACATTGACGAGTGCAAAAGTAAGAAAAGTATTTGAAACCGCCAAATTTCAACTTTTGCAAAATATAGTTAAAAAGTAATGAAAAATTTGTGCTATAAAAATGTTATCACTATCTTTGCACCCGAAAGATAAGTGGCTGATATAGACAGTTTTGTGAGAAATTGGTTGTGACCCCAACGGAATCACTTTTTAGGCGTAAAAACGCAACGTTTAGTCAAGAAAAAATCAAATAAGCAGTCTATATAACGTATTGAATAACAGATACTTATATAGATTGCTTTTTGTTTTTTAAAGAGATATGTCATAAAGATTGATTTTCTAAACTGGTTTAAAACTGGTTTAAACGCATTTTGGGTATAACTATCTGAATCACAACGGTTTGTATTATTCACGCAAATTGTTGAATCGGAAGGTGTGTTATCAATGTGTTATCACCTTGTAAAAAATGTGTTATCAAAATGGCAAAAATTAATTTAAGTATTATTCACAATCGTTTGAAGCGAGCGACCTCAAAACATGAAGTTTCGGTAGAATTATGCTTTTGTGCCAAGCGTCAAAGGAAGTACTTTTCCACAGGCGTGAAAGTGACAACTACACAATGGTCTGATGCGTCAAAGATGGTTATCAAGAGAAAAGATGCGGATGAACTGAATGAAATCATACAGGCATACCGCGCGAGAGCAAACGAAATCATCAGTAAGATGGTTAAGGAAGGCTGTTGTGACTTAAATGTGGTTATCTCACAGATGAACGGAGAAGACGAAGGAACTTCTTTCATCGAGTACTGCGAGAGAAGACGAAATGAGCGTAAGGTGTGCGAGCATACCAAGAAACGCTATGATGTCTTTATCAAATTTCTGAAGACGTGGGGGAAGATAAAGTCATTCCAAGACTGCAACGTATCGAAGGTGCGTTCAATGGATGAGTATCTCCACAGACAGGATAAGGCTCAATGCACAATCTATGACTATCACAAGTATCTCAAGTTGTTCATCAATGATGCGATGATAGACGGACTTATTGAGCAGAATCCTTATAAGTTTCTGCCATTCCATATTGGTAAGGGAGAAAAGCAGTATGTTGATTGTGTCACCGAAGAGCAGTTTGCTGCCATCAAGAAACTGAAACTCTCAACACCTCATATTCTCCATGCAAGAGATTTGTTCCTCTTCCAATGCTATACCGGACTTGCATACTCTGACCTTGCATCGTTCGATTATACTAACTGCGAGGAGATTGGCGGCAAGATGTTCTATCACGCTAAGAGAACGAAAACAGATACGGATTTCGTATTCCAACTTCTCAAACCTGCCCTGGAGATACTACAGAAGTATGACTTCAAGCTGCCTAGAATGACGAATCAGAAGTATAATGATTATCTGAAGGCGATCGGGCAGATGGTTGGCGTTGACAGGCTGCATACCCACATGGGTAGAGCGACTGCGGCAACCTTATTCCTGTCTAAGGGAATGCCTATCAACATTGTGGCAAGGGTGCTTGGACACACTACCTTGCGTCAAACTACTAGATACGCACGTACATTAAATAAGGACGTACAATCTGCTTTCGATGCCCTCGAAGGAAAGATGTAATATAACCAAGGGGAGTCTTCGCAAAGAAGGCTCCCCTTTATCGTATTAGCCAACTAGGCTTTTGTCTCTTTCAGCAATCTTCTCGCTGATGATTTGCTTTAACTCCTTAACCACTCCTTCCTGTACTAGCAACTTTACTTTTGTTTCTGCTAGTTCTTTCAGCAGTTTTTCGTCCGTCTGCTTGTCTGCATCGTAAAACATACTGCCTCTGCCACAAAGTAGCCAATCTGCTGATATGTCTACGTATGTAGTCAGTATTCTGTTTATAAACTCCATTGAAGGCTCCTTTGTGCCGTTCAAATAATTGTTCGTAGCAGCAGGTTTTGCCCCGATAGCGTCAGCAAACCCTCTGTTAGTCAGCCTGTAATGGTCTCTTACCTCGTTGATTCTATCTCTTAATCCTTCCATACTGCTAGTGTTTATATTTGTGTAAATACGTAAATTAACCATAAATTAATGCCTATATCCTTGGATATTTGTCTACAAACATGTATCTTTGCATCCGTAAACGAGAACAAAACTCGTTCAAAACTTATTTATGGTGCAAATTTACAAAAAATAATATGAATAAAGTCGTAAAAATAGAAAAAATATTGATTGATAAAGATAAAATTCCTAAAATCATGAAAATTTTTGGTTGTGGCAAGACTACTGTCTACAATGCTCTTGCTTACCGGAGTAATAGCCAACAGGCTCAGGACATTCGTTCCTGTGCTCTGAATCGCTACGGAGCAGAGCCTGTTAAGGTGCCACAACTAGTGAGTGTGTAAATGTGTGAAATATTTGGCTGTTGAACTTTTAGATTAGTTATTCAGACAAAATGCGTTTTAAATTGGATATGCGTGAGCATAGAGTTAAACGATTGCTTAAGAAAGGCTCTTTTTCTTATTTGTAAACTATCAATTCACTCTTGTGCGTGAGCATAGGAGTGATACATGGGAATCGAGCTAGCTCACTCGGAGTGAGCGGGGAAACCCGAGCAAAGGCGTTCAACTCGCCTCGAATCCCCAAAATAGTTTTGGATATTGTTATTATAATGTTTCTTGAAATCGTTAGGTGTGGAGCGGTATAGACCCAGTGGCAATATAAGTTGTTTGCGTTGAATTCATGCGCCACGAACCAGAAGGAAATGTTGTGGTCGAGCATTCTACCAGCACCTTTCGTTTTATACCTTATTATATATAGCAGTTTCCGGAACAATCCCATTGCCCTTTTGGGGCATAAGTTCTTTGACATATTGGAAAAGTGTAAAGTCGAATAGTGTTAAGTCATTATAAGGGAACGCGCAATTATTATTTCAATAAGTACGCATCCCCGAGCATCAGTCTTTATGACTGATAGCTGAAACGGTGAGCATGGCTCTTAAATTCATGGTGGCGCATGATGCCGTTATCCACCGATGGTGTAATTGGTTAGCACGCCCGAAACTGTTTTGTGTAAATCCTTAATACATTCTTATCAAATCGGGAAGTTGGGTCCGAATCCTACAGGTGGACTATTATGTATTTGTTTGTTGTGTATGATTATTCGCTGCAGCGGCAGCAAACATTGTTTAAAAAAAATTTTGATTCTTTCCTGCTCGTCCGTGAGGATGGGCAGGTTTTTCTTAAACTTCAAAATCAATGGCTTATGATAGATTTATCCGAACCTACTCTCCACAAGTACCGGAGAAAGGTTCTCGAAATATACAGAGAACTCGAAAGAAACCCTTGGGCACCCTTGGGAATTTTCGAGTCAAAGCTGAGGAAAATAAATATCCTCAACTCTAAGATTAAAAATGTGTCCTCAGACATCGGAAAGCCCGAGGGCGAGTATTCAAACTTTACAAATGATAATTACGTGCAATATGGGTTTAAAAAGGAAAACTCCTCTCAAGAGGACACCTATAAAGAAGACTCCTTGGGATAAAGCCAAGAAGGAACAGGAAAAGAAGAAGGCGAAAGCCGGACTTAGCAAAAGTAAGCTGAGAGACAAACTCGATGCAGTCTTTTCCAAATATATTCGACTGAAATATTCTGATGATAAAGGTTATTGCCGATGTATCAGTTGCGGCAAGGTTTTCCCTTGGAAAGAGATTCAGAACGGTCATTACATGTCGAGACGTTACATGTCAACCCGATTCAGCGAAGATAACTGCCGGCCACAATGTGTAGCTTGCAATATTTTCAATCAAGGCAATATTCAGATGTATCGCCGTGCGCTTATCAAGCAGATTGGCGAGCAGAGGGTTGATTTGATAGAGGTTAGGGCAAGAACTGAAAACAAGAACTGGTCACTCTTCGAGTATAATCAGTTGATATCCTTTTATCAGAAGGAAGTAGACAAACTTTTAGAACAGAAACATTTATAAGAATAGATTATATGAGTAAATCAGGTACAAAAATCAATGTAGAATTGGTAACACATGGGTGTTTCCCTACGAAGTCGTATGAGACGGATGCCGCTTACGACCTTCATTGCAGCAAGGACACGGAAGTAATTCCAAATAAACGCTTTTACGTTCCGCTTGGGTTCAAGATACAACTTCCTTCAAATATGAAAATGCTGATTCAGCCACGTAGTGGCATGTCGGGCAAAGGAATGTTGTTAGATGTTTATTTCCCTTCATGGCTCTTTCATGGCGACTATCTAGGCAAGGTTAGAGCAAACCTTGATGTAATTCTTGGTTTGATTGATTGCGGCTATGGCGAAGAAGTCCATGCCATCGTCAAGTCGGGCAGATGGAGGTTAAAGCATCGCATCATGCGTCTGCTCGGTTTCAAGTTCGTTATTCCTTATTCCCAACGCATCTGCCAGGGTGCCTTCACTTACGTTCCAGATACTAACTTGGAACTTGGCAAGGTAACCGGCACTCGTAGCGGTTTAGGATCAACAGATAAGAATTAGTTTTTAGCGTTATTTTTTTTGAATTTAAATTTATTTTTCCTGCTCGTCCGTGAGGATATAGGCAGGTTTTTAAAAAACGAAATCATGAAAAAGAATATCAGACAGAATTTCTTCAATCATATCAAGAAGGTACTTGATATAGTTGACAAGATGGGGGATGAGGCAAAGCATTTTCGTTGCATAGTCCTCATGGGTGACAAAACCATTCCGAAGGCATACGCATTCATGCACGCATCGCCCGAAGACCTCAAAAACCTTATCTTGAATGCCATGCGCAATAGTGACCAGTTCACCTACGCTACAGCAAAGGCATTCGAGGAATACGATAAGGAACTGAGAGAAAAAGAAGAAACTTTAAACAAAGATAAAAATGAAGAAAATCCTATTCAAGACACTTAAACTGCAAAATTTCTGTGGCATCCGTGCCGGAGTCTTCGATTTCGGAGAAGACCTAACCGTTATCTCGGGAGACAACGGAAGAGGCAAGAGCACTATCGGTAACGCCATCATGTACACATTATTCGGTACTGATACCAACGGCATGCAGCTCGACATCAAAACCTTCGATGAGAATCACAATATTATCAAGGAGATAGAGCATTCATCCGAGTTGGTTATGTTGGTAGATGGTGATGAAATCTCGTTCAAGCGAGTTCTGACCGATAAGTGGAAAGGTGATAAATGCACCAATACCTTCAAGTACTATGTTGGTGGAGAATTGACTACCGCCGGAGATTTCGGCAAAGTAGTTAACGACATCTTCCAAGAAGACCCATTTTCGTGGTGCATCTGTCCTAGTCTGTTCCTTGGTATGACTTGGCAGAATCAGCGTGCATTCCTTCAGTCGTTGGCAGGTGACATTTCAGTCGAAGACATCACGAAGGGCGAAGAGAAGTATGATTATCTTGTTGAACTCCTCGAAAAGAAAGACATTGATGCCATCCTTCACCACCTCAAGCACAAGCGCACAGAAGTTCAGAAGGAACTCGATGCGGTCCCTATCAGACTTGCCGAACTTGACAAGACCCTTCCACCAAAGCAGGATTGGGAGGTCATGGAGAAAGAAAAGACTGAGCTGAAAGAAAAGCTGGTAGAGATAGACAACAAGATTCAGCAGATTCGCACAGGTGGAGCAGATAGAGTTCGCCTTGACGGAATCCGCAAGAAGATTGAGTTTGCCGAAAAAAGCAAGCGAATGATGGAGCAGGGCGCAGACAAGGAGTCTACCGATAACATGACCAAGCATCAAAGCGATGTTCTCAACGCCAACGCAGCCTTCAATAAGGCAGAATCTACGGTTGAAGACCTCAAAGCAGTTATGAGTGGCTATCCTACCACTGAGGTTCAGATAAACGCTCAGATTGAAGAGTGCAAGAAGAAGGTTAGCGACTTAAACAAGCGCAGCGATGAGATTGCCAAGCGCACTTGGGAATGGGATGATAAGGAAGGTTTCTGTCCTCATTGCGGTCAGGCTCTCCCTCTCGGTGATGTTCAGCTCCTTAAACAGGAATCTCAGAACCGGTTCAATTCTCGCAAGGCTGAGGATATGAAAGAACTCAACAATGAGTTTGCCAAACTCCAAAGCGCATACACCGAACTCAACAAAGAGTTGGATAAACTGAATGATGATCGTCAGACCACCACAAACCAGCTCGTCAAGGCTCACCAAGCCCTCTCAGAGGCTGAAAAGCATAAGGCAGATGTTGATGCAGATGTTCCTAGTACCTACGAGGAGATTCTTGCCTCCAAGGAAGAGTATCAGCAGGTAGTGAAAGAGATTGGCGAGTTGCAGGCAGAACTCGACAAACCATCAGATAGCAACGAGGATAATGACAAGTTACTTCAAACACTCGCTGAAGAGCGAAAGCCGCTTTCTGACAGATATGATGAAGTCCTCGAACTCCTCGCCTCAAAAGCATCTTACGACAACACAATGACTCATATCGAAGCAGCGCAGAAGGATAAAGCCATCTTTCAGGAGCAGCTTGATGATATTGATGATAAACTCAACATCACAAACGAGTTCTATCAGTTGTCTTGCAAGGCTCTCGAAGATAAGGTTAATCAGCACTTCCGTTTCGTAAAATGGAGTCTGTTCCTTCCAAAACTCGATGGTGAGAAAAAGCCTTATTGCGAATGTTATCACAATGGTGTGCCTTACAGCCGCCTCAATGGTGCCGCCAAGGTGAATGCCGGAATCGACATCGCGCGCACTATCGGTCAGTTCTATGATGTATCGGTTCCTGTTGTGCTCGATGAATGCGAAAGCGTTAACCATCCGCTCAGCACAGGTGGTCAGCAAATCCGTCTGGTAGTATCAAATGATGATAAACTGAAGGTTGAGCATATTTCGCTTTTGTCATAAAGGATTGAAACATATCATGCAAATCAAGACGAAGTTCGATATAGGTGACGCAGTCTATCTGCTCGATGGGTACAAAATCCGACATGCAAATATCGTGGGCGTATTCTTTCAGCAGATAGGCGAGGCACCTTGCTCTATTCAGTATAAGTTCGCAGTTTTCCCAACAAGGAAAGAAAGCGAAGTGTTTAAAACAAAAGAAGAATTAATCAAATCAATAAGTAAATAAAAATTATGGCAGAAAATAATTTAATGTCTCTTAATCTATCTGCGGATATGATTAAGCCGATTATAGAGAAGACGATACAGGCTCATGTTCTTTCGGCGCTCAATGGTTGGGAAGGTGTTGTTACCAATATGGTTAATGCTGTTCTCACGACAAAAGTCAATAGTGATGGAAAAATCTCTAGCTATAGTGGAGATAACAGATATAGCTGGATAGAAATAAACCTCAACAAACGTATTAAAGAACTCGTTGAAGACGAAGTGAAGAAGCAGATAGATGAATCTGCTGAAGCTATAAGAGAGGCTGTAAGAAAGCAGATTACGTCAAAGGCAGGTTCTAATGCAGTCGCTAAGGCTGTTGTTGATGGTCTAATTGGAAGTTTTGAGAAAAGTTGGACTAGTAGAATTGATATTTCTTTTGAAAAGAAAGAAGATTAAATTTAATAATATAAAAATCATGGCAGAAACTTTAAAATTAGAAATGTTGGTTGACAAAGACCTTATCAAAGGTACTCTAGCGTTAGGAGGAGGCATGAAGGACGGAACGGATTCGAGCCGGATAAAGGAGTGGTTAGATAACCACGATAGCGTAGAGGTTGATCCAAAAGAACTTTTTCCGGAAAGTGGTGAAATCAACCTTGCTTTGGGAACAATAGCCTTGGCTGGTATCGCTAAGGAATTAATCAATCATAAAGAAGAGGAGAAGTAATCATGGCAGAAACAGCAGTAGCAAAAGCACAGCCTTCTCAGAAGGCAGTAGCAGTTAAGAATTTTCAGGCGGTAATGAACAATAGTTATTACCAAAGCCTGTTGCAGAGTTCACTAAAGGAGAATAAAGGTGCTTTCTGCACCTCACTTATGGAAATCTTTTCATCCGATGAAAAGTTGCTCCAGTGCAAACCGAATGATTTGATGGCTGAGGCTCTGAAAGCAGCCTCCCTTCGCTTGCCTCTCAATAAGCAGCTAGGACAGGCATATCTCCTTCCGTTCAAGAACAAAGGAGTAATGACTCCTACGCTCGTTATCGGTACGAAGGGCTATCTCCAGTTGGCTATGCGTACCGGCAAGTACGAGACAATCAACGCTGATGTCGTATACGAAGGCGAGTTCAACCATTACGACAAGGTTACAGGAAAGCTTGATCTTTCGGGTGCTCAGATTTCAAATACTCCAATCGGTTACTTCGCCTACTTCAAGAAGAAGGATGGTCTTACCAAACTTCTCTATATGACCCTTGATGAGGTATGTCGCTATGCAAAGCAGTATAGTCCTACCGTTAAGTTCAGCGAAAAGGTTGATGCAGAGAAACTGAAGGAAATTGCTCTCAAGCAGGCTGCCAACGGAAGTGGCGAAGGCGTAGGATGGTATTCCAACTTCGAAAGTATGGCCATCAAGACTGTTCTCAGAAGACTCCTGTCGAAGTGGGGAGAACTCTCTATCGAATCAAATGACATTACGAACCTTGATGAGGCTCCTTCTGCCATCGTTCAGCGTGATGAGGAGTTTGCCGAGGCAAAGAACGTTATCACAATCAGTAATGACACCGGTGAAGTCGTGAATGCCGAGGAAGTACATGATGAGCAGCCACAGGCTCAAAAGTTTAGTTTGAGTTAAGTATGAAGTTAATAGTCGTAAATAGCAATAGTCTTGGCAATGCCTACGTACTGGAGGCTAGTAATGGTCAGCAGCTCTGTATAGAGGCAGGTCGTCCGTTGCAGGAAGTAAAGAAAGTTGCAAACCTCAAAACATCAAAATGCGTGGGAGTGATTATAAGTCACTCCCACGGCTGAAAGGCGATCATGCAAAAAATGCCAAAGACTTTCTGAAAGCAGGAATCGATGCTTACTCTACCGAAGAGCTATCCGAGAAATGCAAGGGAGTAAAAGGCATGATTAAAGAACAGACCTATCATCTAGGTGCTTTCAGTATCACCCCGATGAAGGTAGAACACGATGTTCCTTGCTTCTCTTTCCTCATTCATCATCCGGAAATGGGAACCATGATGTTCTTCACCGATTGCTACAATATGGAAAATGTAGTTCAAGGGTGCCGGTACTTCTTGGCAGAATGCAACTATGATGATTCTCTCCTAGAGAAAGCCGTAAACGAAGGCAAGACGATAGTCAGCCAAGCCGACCGCATCCGTCTTTCCCACATGAGTCTGGCTCACTCTATCGAGTATCTCAACGAATGCAAGGCAGCCAATACCGCCAAGCGCATCGTCCTCATTCATGGTTCAGCACGCCATCTTAACCCCGATGTTGCCGTAAACAAATTCCAGCAGGTCCTCGGTGTACCAACCGACTATGCTTGCAAGGGTTTAGTAATCAATCTAATGTAATTATAATAATATGAGTGTATACAATCCTAATGATCCTCGCGACTATCTGAGAATCGTGAAGGAAGTTCAAAAAGCCAAAGAGTGTGGGTATAATATCGAATTAAAGAAGTTCCACCCCATTCAGACCGATAAGCAGTCTTGTTATCTTCACTTCATGATTAGCTATCTCGCCCTAAAGTTAGGGCAGACCTTCTACGAAACGCTTCGTGATATTCAGCGCAACGTTTGCAGCTACATCTTCTATACCGATGAGGTAGACAAGACAGGCAACCGCAAATACAAGCCTCTCACTTCCCTCAATACAGCAGAGGCTAGCAGCGTTATCCGAAACGTGATAGATTACGCAAATGTCCGCAGTATCATGATTCCGGAACCCGACGATCAAGTTGGTTTGCAATATTGCAAGCGAGAACTCGAGAACTCGGGTGCCGGTTGGGTATAAATCATCAAAATCATATAGCTTATGAAAACGTTAAAGGAAATCCATTCGGAGGCTAATAAATATTCGGAAAGTGAACCCCTGCAAGATGCTTTTGTTGCCGGTGCAAGATGGGCGCTTACGGGTAAGTATTACAAGCCTTCTGAGTTGTTCGACAATAATGCCGAAGTGGAGACGGTAGACTTGGAGGTTGAAGAAGAGCAAAAACAGATGTTGGTCTTCGAACCGCCTTTTGAGGAATGGTGGAATGCCTACAATAAAAAACGAGGCCGCAAGAAAGCAGAGGCTAAGTGGAAGAAGTTAAGCCTTAACGATAAGGTAGCTTGTATGAAAGCTACACCCCTTTACGTAGCATCCACGCCCGACCCTGTGTACAGAAAAGACCCACTCACTTATCTTAATGGCGAGTGCTGGAATGACGAAATCATCCAAAAGCAAGATTATGAACAACAACGATCTGTCAATCTCGCAGCAAAGGCTGCAAGAATCCTTGGTTCCGATTATCAAGGATAAACCGAACTATGTCCGACCAGCTTCCTTTACGAGTGCTATATGTAAAAGTACAACTACCTTGCTCAGTGTTCAGAAGCAAGGTGGCTTGCGCTCACTCGTCGGATGGGTAAAGGGCAGGCTGATAGAACTCTTCACTTTTCTTGGAGTCTTCGATATAGTCACGGAGTTTCAGATACAAATGCTTGCAACGAGATTATGCACAAAGTACTATTATTGGACTACAACTGAACTCGACTACGCCTTTATTCGAATAATGGAAGGTAAGTATGGAAAACTGTATCAGTATAAGCATGAATATGAAGACAAGTCTACTGCTACTACCATCAATCCACAAGATTTAATGGTAGCACTTGATTCATACGAAAAAGAACTTCTGCTTGAGCGTGGAAGGGTAGAGGACGAGCGCAGAAAAGAAGAAGAGCGACTGAAAGCGATAGAGGATGCAAAGAAACCTCATGGCATAGAGGCATGGAGAAACTACTGCAAGTCGAAGGGTTTAGACCCCGATACGCATACATTGCCATCGGTCAGCCTACATGATGTCAATAAGGAACTGAACATTCAAAATCGTGGAAGAATGACCGAATTAAGATAAACAAACAATAAAAAATGAAAGTTATGAATACAATTCAAATAGATGTTATCATCGTGCTATCTATCCTGTGGTTGGTAGCTATAGCAATCATCGTTGCAGACCGAATCAAATACCGCAAGTACTATTCTAGTAAGGGTAAGATGGTGGTCCTTCGCATCAACAATCCCGATGTACGGGACCGCCTCAACTCAGAGGGCTTATCTCTCTGTCAGTGTGCTTACTATAACACCCACAAGTATCTCTACACCATCGAAGGTGATCGTATCTGTGGTTTTACCGAAGAATGCACCCATCTGATAGAAGACGCTATCAAAAACCATCAAGAGGTAATTGATTGTGATATTGATGTCAGTAAGTTCGTGAGCGAGGTCAAGAAGTTACAACAGGAGTATGGAACTAAAGATGAGGAGTAAGTATGATTAGAGACGATGCAAAGATAATTGTAACACCAACTGGTGTATCACTTAAAGAAGTCTTGATTGAAGAAGAAGTAGTTAAGGCACTCAATGAAGAAGCTTCCATCTATATGAATTATGAAATCCCAGAAGTAAAGCTTGGTGGTAACCCTCCTAGTGGCAAGGAAAGCCGTAGAACTAGGAGAATGTTAGAACTTAGAAAAAGAAAGGGTAGATTATGATAGACGATAAGAAAATAAAAGAAGCTGCTAATAAGCATATTGAGACAGAGTATGCTAGATACAATAGTGGCGAGGTTGAGGAAGAAATGATTTGTCTTAGGGGCAAAGATAGCTTCAAGACTGGCGCTAAGTGGGCTATCAATGAGTTCTTGAAGGACTTGTGGCATCCTGCTAGTGAAGAGCCTGAAATTAAAGATGTTAATATTGCTTACTTGGATAAGTACGGTTTGTTAGAAGCGTTATATTTTGAGCGTTCTCCTATAGAAAATTGGGATGAGAAAGTTTCTATTTACCAAATAGATAAGTGGACTTATTTATCTGATTTACTGCCAAAGGAGGGAGGCAACCATGATTAAGCCAGTAACTATGTACTCTGTCGTTTGTGACAGATGTGGAAAGACCTTCATTGATGAGTTTAACGGTATTGCGGCTTGGTTGGACGAAGGAACTGCAAAAGAGCAAGCAATGGAAAGCGAATGGGCAGAAATAGGTGATAAGCACTACTGCCCAGACTGCTATGAGTTTGACGATGAGTTAGATGAGTATGTTCCTAAAAAGAAAGGAAAATAAATATGAAGAAGAAAGGATATTACGAATATATACCACAGATTTACCCAAGGAGACTTTGGGTGATGTACAATACATCCGAAGAAGAAATAGACAAATGCTTTACCGACATGAAAGGCAAACCTCTTGTTCACAACGACAGTCCTATGAATGAAGGAAAATACGGAGGTATGGTTTATGACGAATGTATGAGTAAAGCTGGATACATCGGCAATCTTGTCGTCTTCCCGAAGAAGAAAGACATGACTATGAAGAATATCTGTCATGAGGCATTTCATGTTCTGTCGTCTATCAACGATGCATGCGATTTGGAAAGAATGTATAATGGTAGAAATGAGCATCAGGCATACCTTATGGGGTGGATATGTGATTGCATCAATAAAGCTCGTTTGGGTATTGGAGATTTCGTTGAACTAAAAGATAAGGATGAATAGATTATGATTAAGAAAGAATTAAGCGTATGAAACAGGAGTTTATTATTGGTGATATTGTTATGTATAAAAACAGAATACATACTATTATAGATATACTTGCTTCAAATGGTTATGAATTATCTTATGTAAGGCATCCAGTAAGCCCAGTAAGATTATCTGGAGTTCCTCTTACTCCTGAGATTCTAGAGAAAAATGGATGGAAGGATGATGGTTATGGTTGGTATAGATTGCCAACAAAAAGAGCTTATCTGTATATAACAAAAGATATGACAACTTTGGGTGAGTTCTTGGTGTGTGTAGGTCTAGACAGACATAATATTGCTAGTATTAGTTTTGTTCATCAACTCCAGCATCTTCTCTTCGGTCTAGGACTTAACTCAGAAATGGAGGTGTAGATATGGAAGATTATTGTGAATATTGCAACCAAGGGTATTGCACATTGCAGGGGGTCGTATGCAGTTTTGATGAAGAGAACCCTTGCATCATAAATGAAATGAAAGTTTAACGCCTTCGGGCATAATTTTAAAAGATATGAAAAAAGATGAATTACAAGCAAAGGTTGCCAAGCAACTAAGCATTATCAATGATGCTAACAATGAGATTTGTTCTTACGTAAATGATTACATCGAAAGTCTTCCATACAAAGTTGGAGACAAAGTTAGCTGCTCTAGATGTGATGTATGTTGGATTACAAGCATCGTCCCTAAACGAGGTTACAGTGGCTATAATGGTGAGATTGAAGTAAGAATCAACCCTACTAAGAAAGATGGCACTCGCTCCAATAGAGAGTTTGTACTATGGAGTATGGAAATTGATAGTATCAAAAAGATTAGTTAATCGCTTTTGGGCATAAATAGTAGTAATATGACAGTACAAGAATTAATTGATGAATTATCAAAGATTGAGGATAAGACTATGGAAGTCAACTTCCCATATTCTCATGGTACACAAGAAAATGGGCAACCTCTGAATGTTGATAGTGTATCAGTATTTGATGATTGTGTTGTGATTTATTAACCATCCTGCAAAGGATATAAATAGATAGTAATATGAAAGCAAGTGAGTTGATAGGGCATTTGCAATCTTACATTAGCTTCGTAGGCAAAGATTGTGAAATGCTTGTATTTGACAAAGCAGAAGGTGTTTCTTGTGATATTAACGAGACTACCAGTGATGGCGATTATGTGTTTCTGCACATTTCATCTGATAAATATACAACGAAGACACCAGAGTAACTAACCATCCCTTATGGGATATAAATATAAGTAATATAATGAAACAGTACATTGGAACAAAGGTCATTATGGCAGAGCCTATGACTATGACAGAAGCACAGAAAGTGCTTGGTAGAGAAATTAAGCCAGCAACCGTTGAGGAAGATGGCTACTTGGTAGAGTACAAAGACGGATATAAGTCTTGGTCTCCTAAGAGTGTGTTTGATGAAGCTTATGCGTCTTACAATGACTTTAAGGATAGACTTCGTATTGAGCATGATGAGCTTTATGACCGCTTGACTAAGTTGAATACAGCTTTACAGAAGGATGGCTTCCGAGAGAAAGTTGGCGATTATCAGTACAAGATGATGGTAAAGCAAGCTTCTGGAATGCAGGAGTACTATAATGCTCTTAGAAATCGTATGGTTGATGCGGGCATCATAGAAGCTCCTGACTGCGCAAGTTAATGAAGTTAGTATGTAGTAACTAACCACCCTCTCCTGTAAAAGGGAGAGGGTAAAAAGAAAAGAATATGGCAGAGATTATTTATTTTGGAACAAATGGGTGTTCCGGTCATTATCCTATTGGCATTGACAAAACGCTGACAGGGGCAGAGTATGAGATATGGCGCGAATGCGATAATGAAACTTGGATAAATAATATCCGAAAGAATCCTGGTCGCCATCTCATCAAGCATCACGGAGAGGTTTATACTAATTATGGTGTTCCGTTTTCTATAGATGATGAAAGAAGGGGCTCACATACCGAACTATTTTGGAAAGGCATTCATTCGGAAGAAGAAATTGTCAACTTGATAAAGAATGATTCATTTTTATCAAATCAGTTTAAATTAAATGAGGATAAATAATAAGTAAAGTTAAATACAATATGGCACAAGAAGGATGGATATGCCCTAGGTGTGGTAAGGTAAACGCACCTTGGGTGATGCAATGTTCTTGTAACAGGAACACTCAGATATTACCTAAAGTCGGTGCTCCTTACTATGAAGGAGACCAAGCAACATGTAATACAAAGGAGGATAAGCAATGAGCAAAGAGAATATCAAAGAGTCTCTTCTAGAAGTTGTTAAAGAGAATAACCTAGAAATACTCAAAATAGACCTATGTAATGATGAAGAATCTTTTGCTAGAGATTATAATCGTGATAGGGATGGTTATTGTAAGTCTTATACTACTCTAGAAGATTTAGACTTTGAAGTAGATTCTATCTTTCGACATGATGAAGTTTTAGGTACTGTATACTGTCAAGATAAAGATACTAAAGAACCTGTATGGATAGAATCTCGTGGTGATGAAGGAGGTTCTTGGTGGGAAGTAAATAGAGTTCCAGAGTTTTATAAGAATCAATCAAAAACTAAAGAATGAAACACTCTTACGAGATTAAAACTATCTATGTTGGTCATAGAGTATATAAAATAGTTAATGGATTCTCAATCCGTGTTAATATTACTGTAAAAGAAATAAATAGAATATGACAAGAGAAGAAGCTAAAGAATTTTATCCTATTCTGCAAGCTTTTGCTAAAGGAAAGGCAATTGAGTGTAGGACAAAGCCGAGTGCCGTAAAAGGTACAAGTGTTCCGAATGATTGGGCGGAAATGAAAGAGATTGAGTTTTGGAATAATACAGAGTACCGTGTTAAGCCCGAATCAAAGTACCGCCCATTCAAGGATGCAGAAGAGTGCTGGGCAGAAATGCAAAAGCACCAGCCGTTTGGGTGGTTGAAGAGCAAAGAAAACGGATATTATTCATTTATCACAATGCTAAACAATAGATTCAGGTTAAATGGATATGATGGATGGTGGTTTGATGACACTATTAAAAAATTTACCTTTGCCGATTGCACTCCATTTGGCGTAAAAGTGGAGGAATAGTTATGGTAGATGTAAGTAATCAGCACTGGAACGAAGATGGAAGCATTACTATTATATTGAATAGTATAGAAGAAGTCGAAGAGTTCGTTGGGTGTGTTAATATATGGAATAAAATGTGTGAAGATGAAGAATAAGATTTTAAACTTAATCAAGTCAGCCGTTTGGTTTGTCTTGTGTTTGTTTGTAGGAACATTGATATTTGAGGGCATTCGCTCGTTTGCTAATATCAATAAACCTGCAAAGAAGATTGGTACGACAGTATTCACTGAGGAAGGACACGATTATCTAGTTGTGGACACGAAACATGGAGTTTGTGTTATCCACGCTAAGAGCTGTCCTTGTCATAAAAATAAGTAGCGTATGAAGAAACAAAGAATATTAGATATGTGTTGCGGATCTCGTATGTTTTATTTCGATAAGCAGGACCCACAGGTACTTTTTACCGACATAAGAGAATATCACGACACATTATGTGATGGACGCAAATTAGACGTACAACCCGATATGATAGCCGATTGCACTAATTTGCCATTCGAAGATGAAACATTCAATATGGTTGTATTCGACCCTCCTCATTTGTTAAAGGTAGGACAGAACTCATGGTTATGCAAGAAATATGGCAAACTGCCCGAAAATTGGCAAGCGTTCATCAATGATTCTATCCATGAGGGCATGAGGGTACTGAAAACAAACGGAACGCTCATTTTCAAGTGGAACGAACAGCAGATAAAGGTTAGTGATGTACTAAAGGCTATCACCGATTACAAACCTATATTCGGACATCGTACCACCATCAAGAACCAAACTATTTGGATGGCATTCATGAAATAAATAACCCACAATCCCCACCCAGCTATCACAGCCGAGTGGGGGTTTCTTTTTGCAATGAAAAAATCTACTTAAAACCTAATTAATACAACTAACTAAAAATAAAAAAGTAAAATCTATACCAATCTATCTACATATTTATCTAAATCTTTTTCGTACCAAACCAGCTCGGTCCATCCTTTCCGCTTTTTACCCTTTGGCAGCCTGCCTTCTTTCACAAGGCGGTCAAAGGTAGCCCTGGAAACACGAACATAGCTGCATGCCTCTGCCTTGCTGATAGGCTCGTCCTTATTGGCAATGCGGTGCAGAAAATCAAGCATGAAAGCATTTTGCTGCTTGCTCGTCAGACATCTTCCGCTCTGAATCCGCTCATGAAATTCCATCAGGAGCGAATCAATCATCTGCAGTTCTTCGCTAATCTTAGCCATAAGCTAGCATTTTTTGTTTCTGTACCAGAGAGTAAACCCAATCGCGCAAACCGCCAGTATGAACAGAAAGGCGATATAACATCTGCCTAGCGACATCAGCCTTTGTTCGTTCTTCGTCAGTTGTCGCTCTATAGGATAAGGCACGCCAACAGAATCCCTCTTGATGATCGTGTCCGTCTTCACCTTATATATATTATGATACCGGTCCCGATAAACCACCTTGTTATGGAAAACCGTATCACCTTTCTGAAAAACATATACCGAATCCTTCATGTAGATACTATCCAACTTAGCAAAAGTATCAGTTCTGCATACGTATTCAGTTCTAACAGAAGGAACCTTGATATACTCCTTCGTCTTGCATCCTGTAAATGACAATAGGATAATTCCAATCATCAAGCCGATGCAAGCCCATTTCCAAAACCTTATGTCATACCATTTCATAAGCTATATCTCTTTGTATTCAACTTTAGCTTCAAAGCAAGGGCACTCCTTGATTCTCTCCCAAGGATCCACTACGCCATTATGGTTCTTGTCGGGCGAAATATCCCTGTGCCCTAAGATTTCAGCATACGGATATTTCTTCTTCAGCTGAGTGAGCAGAGTGATAAGCGATTTCTTCTGCTCCTCAGTTCTGTTGTCTACCGCCTTTCCCTTCTTGTTGATGCCGCCAACGTAAGCCACATTGATAGCCGTAGCATTATATCCCTTCACACCGTTGCTAACCATTTCTACCGGCAGCATCTGGTGAATCCCACCATCAGCAGTAATCACGTAATGATACCCTGGGTTATTCCAACCTTTGCGCTTAAACTCGTCCCAAAGTTCCTTTACGCCCCATTTCTGAGAAGAGGCAGTACAATGAACAAAAATTCTCTTGATCAGTCTCATTTCTTCTCCTCCTTTCCCTGCTCCTTCATAATCTCAGCAAAAGCCCTAGCCAAGTCTTCTTTGTTCTCCAGAAGAATGCTTACTGTCTTCTCCTGCTTCCGTATCTCAGCCTTCTGCCAGCTCTTCTCTCTTACGCTTACAAATTCACAGAACACGCAATATCCTGCCCAAATCATAGAGAAGACAGGGAAGGGGAGAACCGTGCATGCTATCAGGTCTATACAGACCGTCACCATGAAGGGAGAGAAGTATTTCCTCGCCTTGTCGCAAGTCTTCTTGAATCCTGTACTTGTCGTAGCCAGTCCGTTCTCTTTCGCTTTATTGATGCCGAAGAACAGGTCCACGCCCATAGAAATGATAAGAGCACCCATGCAGATGACAATAACCAATGCCGATCTGTACAGGTGCTCTTGTAAAAATGTATGTACTATCTCTGCCATATATCATTATTTATGATTAATGGCTACAAAGATAAAAGGCTTTTCAATAGCTTTTGCCGTGTTCCAACTTAGCTATTCATATACCACCAGATTTTATCCGTCGGGTGGTTTGTCGATTCGTCACAGAGGAAACTGATAGCCAGTTCCGAGATCCTTTTTCTTGTGGTGTCTTTGTTCTTCGACCATTTGCCCACCACGTCTATATGGTCAGCATACATCTTATTCATCGTTACCGCAAAATCCCAGAAGTTGTAGTCCGGTATGTTCCAAGATAGCCGGTCATAATCATCCTTCAACTCATCAAACCCGAAGTAAGGCGCATACTTTTTGTGAACATCATCATCAAAATAATAGATGTTGGCGATACAGGCTCTGCCCAGTTGTTCGTCAAAGTGATGCTTCCTTTCCATCCAGTACAGCAGATTCCTCTGCACAATCCTCTCTTCTTCCTCTGTAAACCCGCACTCATCGTTTCTTAGCATCCCGAAGGCAGATTCTGCTATTCGATAGAGCGATTTTGATAAATCCATAAGCGTAAAGCATTAAAGTGAATATGATAAACACATGGTGCATCTCCAACTGCTCGGGAGTGATGAGCCAGTGCTGATGATACAATCTGATTGCGTTGATACCGAAAAAATAGAAGAACGGAATACGGAAAATCCAGCAGTATCTGAAGAAGAAACTTACCGGTATCATGGTCAGTGGCATATAAATGTATGCCAGTACATAAATCCAGATGATGCAGTTCCCGTTGAAATCGGTATCTAATATTGTTGGTCTAGGGATAATGTCCATAGTCCCATACGGCGTACCAGTGACCTAGCATCAATGGGATGGGTGCCCACTTTGATAGAAGTTCATAGAACCTCCAAATCTTCCTACTCAATAAGCCTTCCATAACTAAGGCTTCCTCCTCTTCCGAGAGAGGCGATTCCTGTTTTGTTCTCATTTTTGTTACGAATTTATGGTTTAATTTCACTTTTTACTAACAGTTCTTAGTATATATATGTTATTTCGTTGCAAAATTAAACTTTTTCTTTCGTAACACCATGAAAACCAGTCTAATATTAAACTTATTTAAATCTTTATGCTCTTATTTGGTCATATTCTAAATAATATGTATATTTGCAGCATCTTAATGCAGCATTTATATGGCAAGAGCAAATTACGAATTGATTGACAGACAGAGGGATGATCTGATGAAGGCGTATCGGGAGATAGCTCCTAATTGCCATTCCCAACAGGAGGCTTGGGAAAAGGTGGTTCATTCTCCTGCTCCGAGATACTATGTTTCTCCCAAAAGAGCTTGGGATATACTCCGCAGAATGGCAGTCGGCGATTTCTCAAAGGTGGATAGCATGAAGCCGATTCGGCAGAAGTTGTACTATACGCTGTTCAATAGGATGAACGAAATGACGCAGCGAAAGGAGTTCGTGGGCAAATCTTTATGGTTTATCTGCCAGTTCCTTGTTTCTGAGCCTGCACCAGAGTTCTTTATCCAGCCAAGTAATCTCAAGTTTATTTTCGCTTACTATAAGAAGTATGGAAAAAATTACAGAGAAATGGACCTTCGTAAGAAGAAACTTTCGAACAAAGCTGGTGCTTAGCATCATCTGCCTCGTTCTGTGTACTTGGCACATAGGTTTCTATCCCGGTTGCCCTTGGCAGAATCATATCCTGTATAGCTTCTTCCATGTCAACGGCTTTCATCTTGCCGTAAACCTTCTGGTGCTTTGGCAGATAAAGAACGATATGAAACCAGTCACTTCTCTGGCTGTTGCCTCTGTCGCTAGTCTGCTGCCCATGTATGTTAGTCAGCCTACAATGGGGCTTTCCGGTTTCCTATTTGCTTCATTCGGTTTGATGTGGGGTAGGACAGGACGATGGAAAGAGGCATTAAAGAAAGCGATGCCGTTCATTATTTGCACCATGGCCGTGCCGAATGTCAACGGACTTCTCCATCTTTACTGCTTCGTATTAGGCTACATCGTAGCATATTGCATAAATAATATCAAAAACAGATAACACACATATAAAGAGAATCATTTTTTCGAAATGTTTTTCATAACTCATTTTAAAGGCGACCACTCGTGATGAGCAGCCGCCTTTTTCATGTGATCATAAATTAGCGCGTATGAAAGAATTATCTCATTTTGTCTTCTCGTCTGCTTTGTACCTCTACTATACTTCCAGCAAAGGAATCAGCAGCCTTAAAGTTCTGCAGCGTATATTTAAAAGTAAAGTACTTCCAAGGCTTACCTGCCAAGCTTGGCAGCTTGCACCAGTGCTTGCAGTCGTTGCTTCCGTATATCTCCAGCCCAATCGTACCTTCGTCCGAATCAAACAGATGCTTCACCGCTCTCAGCGATTTTAACGTCATGCTGCCGCCCAGCTTCAAAGGTCTGGTCGTAAATGATCCGCTATAGCTTTCCGTATCTTTGTTAATGTCTGGTTTTCCTGTAAGCGAATAAACGTTTCCGTTAGTATCCTGTATCAGATTATCCGGATAATCATTCACTACCGCCTGTGCCTCTATTCCGCTATTCACCATTGAGAAGGTCTTATCCACCATATTATATATGTATTGGTATGATTTTCCCTTGCTGAATATTCTCAATATGGAGTCTCTGTAATCGTAGGCGATAAGGCATCCTTTCAGAAAATCCAGGAACTTGCCTTCACCGAAGGTTGCAAAGTTCCTTGGTACTCTTCCCCTCATCTGCTCGCTCATACAGGCTACGCTTCCACCGCTTGCCGCCATCAGTCCTTTCTTTGAAGCAAAGAACACAAGCCTGTCCGTCGGCACCAGTGGCGAATCCTCATTACATACCTCTCTTGATATTGGATAGGCTCTACTATAGAGTCCTTCTGAGTTAACCGACAAGCCGTAGATACCTTCGTCCGTAAATACCATCAATGGATATTGACCAAACTGACCTTGGCTTACAGCCTCTGTGTTGGCAATAATTCCGAGTATCTTTCCGGTTCCAACCGTATTATCTCCCGATGCCTCAAATACAAATGGGTTATTGACTACTGAGGTATATATGTTAGAGTTCAAATCTTCAAATCCTCCTATCTGTTTGTTTGCTACGTCCTTACCTGTAGCCAGTAAAGTTGGAGGCAAAGCGGCAAAACTATAACTTCCGTTTAACATAGGATGCATTTGCAGATTGATGTTGTAGTAGTATGTTTTACCCTCTTGGTACTTATTTACCATGATAAGCATCTCCTTTGCATTTGGATCAGGATAAAAGTACCAGTCGTTATAAGGCTGGTAGTCCTTATCTATCAGCAGAGCGTTAGACAATACCCAAGTGTCCATAGTTTGTGAAACTATATGCACATAGTATTTCACAAACCCATAAGCATTTGTTGGGCTTGTGTAACCAGCTCTGAATATGGTGAAGCCTTTAAATGGGTATCTTTTTACTCCTATCAGATTTATTCTGTTGTTATAACTGAACAGTTTTGAAGATGTCAGATTGGTCCATCCGTAATAATCGTCCACCTTTAACTGCTCCTGTTCTTTCAAGTTTGATAGTCTTCCTTCCGGCATGATTCTTACATCAGAAACCGTTTCGTCATAAGCAGAAGCGTCATGCCAGATGTTATCAAGATATTCCGAATTAAGTTCTAACGAGAACAACTTGAAAAACTGTGTCTTTCCTAGGAGTTCGTCTATTATCTTGCGCTCTGTCTTATAAACAGGTTCTATCAGCTCTCTTGCTTGGTAGGTATGCCAATTGAATGTTATTTTTTTCGCAGAATAATGATCTGCTGTTACGTAATCATAATAAGTCTTTCCGTTTAGTTCACTTACGGTTTTGAAAGACCAGTCAGAATCTATCTCAAATGGAATAACATCGTCAGATGCAAACACCACGACCTCTTTGATTATATCCTTCCAATCATCTTTATTGGGAAAGTCTATCTTAAAATTGAGGTGAGAATAATTCAATATGAGCATATATTGCCAGGAAGTATCACTACCCGTGGCAATTTTGTTCGCTGTCACTACCCAGGTCTTTTTGTCAGAATCATAAATACAGGGTCCAAACTTGCAGTTCTTATGTGTTGAAGGATAGCATACGATTGGGTTCGAAATTCTGGCAAACGTTGTTCCGTCAAACATTCTCAATGCAGTACGAATAAAGAAGGGAAATGCAAAGAGATTTTTATTCTTTGTATATTCGATGGCTTCTGCAGCGTGCCCTTTAACTGCATTTTGAAAATTAGTATATTTCTCGGTGTCAGACTCATTCATAATATGATGATAATCAAGAGTGTATTTTGCTGCTCCGTCATGCGAATCCTTTACACCTGTGAAATTTCCGCTTTCGTCATAACACAAATATCCATAACCCTCTGTTTTCACTTCGCTTACAAATGTTCGCATTCTGCATACTGTTCTGTCCTTCTCCAGTTCTGTTTTTTCTTCTTCGTTTGTAAAGGTAAAACTAATATCTGGTATGGGTAGTTCCTTACCTAAGTCCTTATATACATTTCCTTTATACAGAATATAATGCATACCTTCTTCTGTAGCACAGACTAAAGTATTTCCTACGTGCTTAATATCGAGCAGCTTTGAACCTAGTCCTATCGTTTGCGTCTTCCTATCCGTGCTTTGATTATCTTTGAAGTTAATATAGCATTTTAGCTTTGTTCCATTTTCGATATATGTTATAAGGTTCCTGTAGTCAGCCAGTTTGTGAACATAAACCAGCTTTCCTTCAAGAGGAACGCCACCTGTAATTTCCACCCCCTTCTGTACCGCCTTCATTTCTCCATCCTTAAAGATAAATCCGTCACTCTCCAGCAGTTCAGAATCATCTGAAAGCAAGTCGCTAGGCACATTCGTCATGCCCTTGCTAAAGCTCAAAGTTTGTCTTTCTAAGTTTCTTTCCATAATAATTCAACATTTAACATTGACTTAAATTTTCGCCGCCGTATGAACACCATCGCCACCGCGGCTTCTTCTTTCCGCTTTCTTCCAGCTAGGCTTCTCCATGTCCGTAAGACTCACAAAGAGACCGATGCCGGTACTCATTACCACATCATCATGGTTTCCGTTACCCACGATGTTACCCAAGCTGCCATCATCATGTCGCTCATAGATGCGCAACTCATGATACATTTCCTTGTCTGGCTCCTCATACAGATTATCATCAATAAACTCTTCCAAGTTATCAATCACCTGCTGCTTCGTCAGCTTGTTGGTTTGGAAACCATATTTCGCCAGTACATTGTCTTCCACATTCTCCGAACTGCTCGTTCTCTGATACAGATTATCGTAGTAGTCGGCAATCTCCTGCAGAATAGTCAGGAAGTGATCACCCTCCGTGTTGTTGTTCTTCTCTCGGTCGGCAGTATTACTCTCTATCACCAGAAGCGCATCATCATAATAATGAGCTAGGGCAGCAGCCATCCATGCCAGCTTATCATGTCTAACATGTCCTCTGTATCTCGCTACCACCTTTGGCTTGCCCTTCACCGTAGGAATCATACCGAATCGGTCTATCACGGTCATAACGGTATAGTCCGATGTCGTACTCTTACCGCCAATATCCACGCTCACCAAATATCTGTTCTCCACTTGCAGACAGTTTGGCACAGCCCAAATCTTCAAGTCTCCCTCGCCATCGTCTCTCAGCTTCACCTTCGAGTTCGGAATGGTGTTATCATCCTTCACGCTGATGTTCACCACGATGTCGGCAGTAAACTTAGGATCTTGCTTATACAAAGCCTGCATGTCGTCTATAGAATAAGGATTGAATACCAGTCTACCAGAGTTTCTGAACGCATCTTCCTCATCAATAGGAGCCTCGGTAGCACATGCCGCATGGGTGGTAAACTTGTTTCTGTAGTTTCTGTACCATTCTATTGCCTCAAAGCAAGCACCCTTCTGCCACATTCGCCAGAAGAACTTGCCAGTCTCACGATAGCCCTTCGGACAGGTACTTCGGTCTCTGTTCTGCAAAAGCCACTTGGCAAATGCTCTTCTGTTCTCTACAGGAGTCATATCCTTTTCGATGAAGAAACAAGGAATAAAGAGGAACGAATAAGCATCATTATTCTTTGGGTCCATTGCCAACTGGCACTTGTCATAGAAGAAACCGGAATTACCTCTACCGGTACTCTCGAATATCTCCACGTTGTCTTCCAATGGGTCAATACCACCGGATATAGAAGAAATCACACCCTCAGGATCATGCTCTGGCGTCTTCTTCCAATAGGCCACCTCCGAATAGTGAGCACAGTGGAAGTTGCTACCACGCACCGAATCGAAGTTCTCGAAGGATGCTACCGTCAGCGTACTTCGTCTGATAGCCTTCACACCATCCGTTACCTGAAAATCGTCGGGAGAATTTTCGTATGGAGAGAACTGGAGTTTTGCGCCCGGATGCCCCACGGTCCACCCCGGCTGCCGCTCCAAAGCTTTTCGGTACATCGCCTTAATCTTCTTGGCGGTATTCTTCTGCTGGGCAAGCACAATAGCATTCCAACCATCGCGCCTGTAGTCTTGAATCCATTTGATGTAAAGCTGTGATAGGGTAGAGCCGCCCCACTGACGTGCCTTCAGAATAACCACGAACACTGGTTTGTGGGCATTCCGCAGGTCCTCCATAATCTTCAGTAGTTTTCTTTGAGGATAATTCAGCTTGAAAGGAATCATCTTACCGGTCTTCTTATCCTCAATTTTATCGGTCACGTATAGGGCAAACTCGGGGTCTTCCATGAACCTCACTCTACAGATGGCAAAGGTAAGCATTTGGAAATGCTGGGCATCATCCTTCTGGTGCAGCACGTAGTTGATGTAGTCTTTCAGGCTGCCCATCTTTCTCAGACCTCTAAACAGAACAGATTTGGCGGTCTTCTTCGGAACCCACATCTTAGGAATGAAGAAATCGGATAGTTCTATCTTCACACGATGCTCAAAGTTATAGCACCCTTCGCCTGTCATAGGGTCGTAGGTGCCATAAATCTCATCGTATCGCTCCTGATTTTCCGCTACGAGATTATCTATTTCCTGTTCAGTTACTAGAGCCATCCGTCAAATCGTTTAGTTCCTCAAAATCTGCATCCTGTATCTCGGGTGCTTTGCTTATATCCAGTACGTCTGCCTCGTCTTCGTCCTCTACGGTTGTCATACCGAGTGCCATAAGCTGCTTGAAGTCTGCATCTATACCGTGAGTAACGCTTACTTCTGTTTGCTTTGGTATCATGTGCTTGGTAAGGTCTTTGTAGATGGTGACGTATGTCTTAGGATCATACTCTGCCAGTTGGTTCATACAATCCTCAAACTGCTCTTGGCTCCTTGCCAGCCAGTCACGTATATATTCCTTTTGGGCACTCTTTCTTGCAGGGAGAATTTTCTTTACCTTCTCCTTCTTCTCTTTCTGTATCTCCCTTACAGACTTAAATCCATACATTTCAAAATCTTCCATACGCTCGCTTTTTTATTATCCGAAGGGTTTCAACGTGTGAATCATGCTGCCCGGTTTGGTTGAGTTGGCGCAGTCTATGATGTCTATCTCCAGTTCGTCCAGTTGGTTCAACTGGTCTATCGTTAGAGGGTCCTTGCTCGTCAATGTGCGCATAAAGTATTCGTATAGCGCACCTGTCACGATATAGTCGTGTATCAGCTTGACGAGTGCATCATATTTGGTATCATCCCAGTAGTCGGGAAATTTCAGCCATATCTCCTTCTCATCCCATTCTCTCAGGGCATTATCTCTAACCCTTCCTTCTGGTTTCATTACATAGGCAGACAGATTCGCTTCCACCTTATTAATATACTTGTCAAACCATCGGTAGAAGAGCGGGCGTTCCTGATCGTTCTCGCTTGTCGGAATATCTTCGCCTTGCGCGTCCTTCATGTTCCGTCTTGCTCGTCCTACCATGTTGGTATTTGAATCTATATCATACCAGAGTTGTGTGGCATAGATAAAGATGTGTTTATCCCAATAGCCGTGCCCTGCTCTTCGTGGCTTCGGCAAGAAAGGATTTGGCTCGGGCTTCCATCCTCTCTCTCTGATAAAATGTGTCGGGTGTAATTTATTAAACTCCGGATAGCTCATATCTTGATATTTTATATTCAATATTACAAAACTCCTTCCTCCTCAGTTACGATGGCATCGCAAGTGAACTCCAGTTTGTCGCTATGTCTTGACCATAGCTTCACCTTGCAGAAACCGGTATTTACCGGAACTAGAGTAAAGGCTCGCCTATCCATGCATCGGTGTATCTCTATGATACTTGGGTCTTCGCTTCTTGCCTCAATATCATCAATTGCTCCAGCATTGAGCGAGTAGGATAGGGTAGCTTCCTCTCCCTTCTCTAGAGTTATCTCACCTTCCACGCCCTCACCATTCACCTTTGCGGTCAGCTCGGTTGGATAAGGAACGGTAGGGACCACCGGACCACTCATCACGAAACACTTTCTGATGGCTATCTCATCTGATGCAAGTGTAGCTTGGTATGGCTCCGCTTGTTTCAGGTTTGTTGTTTTCAGCCACCACTGGTATATCATGTAGTCCTCCACGTATCTTGCCGATAACCTAGCCAGTGCGTCGGTCAGCGTTCCGTTATAACGTCTTGATACTGATAGAGTGAACTCCACTATATCATCCGTTTCACTTCCATAGTAGATGGCGTTGTCGCCAATAGTCTGAGGCGTTGGCACAAGGTAGTCTACGAAGATGGTCTTCAATACTTCCAGGGCTGTATCAAAGTCGTGGGTCAGCGTTCTTTCGTGAACCTCATCATCGCCGGCAGCCTCGTTAAAGCTTACTTTCGCTGCTTTTTCGTCTGCTGCAGTATCTATCTTTGCTTTCAGGTAGGTTGTCGACTTTACTGCCTCCATTACTACCGATTTGATAATTTGAAATTTTATGATCATAGCTTCTCCTTTTTTAGTCAATGATTATTTCGCCTGTCATGTCTGCCAGACTCTTGTTGCTGCTTGCCGGTGGAGTCTTGTGATAAATCAGCTTGATGGCCGCTGCTATATGGTTCGCCATGTCCGCAGCATACTTCTGTGCCAGCTCTTCCTCGGTCATTCCCAATACCGCATTCGATACATAGGCTATCACATACCCCATGAAGTTGCCTTCAAATGGAACGGTAATACCGTCTTCTCCGTCTGCCCATCTGCTGTTTTTGAACTTAATCACCATTGCGTCTCCGTTCTTGTAATAGGTTACTTGTGGTGCCAGCTCTGCTACAAATGTTTCTGCCGCAGCGTTGATATACTGCTTCATGATACCTTTCTCTTCCGAAGATAGGGTGGTCTTGACAAACATCGTATCGCCGTTCTTATCTTTCAGGCGTTTTCCGATGAGAGCGAAGTGTTTGCTCACCTCACTCATCACCTTCTCCATTTCTATCGTTATCTGTACTTCCATACCTTATGCTGCTCTGTTATATCCTAATGCACTCTGTGCTTGTGCTACTGCATTCTGGTCTGCACCCTGCACAATTCCGTTCTCTACCTGACCACCGCCTTGCTGCATAGCCATTGCCTGTTGCTGCTGATACATCTGTTCAAGCTGAGCCTGCTGCTCCTGTACGCTGGCAAGCAACTTGTCTGCAAATGGTGCGTTGAGATTCTGCAGATACTGAATGATATTGATACCGCCCATTTCAAGAAGCTTGTCGAGCGTATCGTTTTGCATCGTGTTGAAGGCTGCCGTAGCTGCTGCATTCTTGATGCTGATCTTGAAGTGAATATCTCTTGCCGAAAGACGGTCGTACTTGTAAACCGTATTGAAGTTCCGGTCGTAAACCCTTCTTCCGTCTTCGTAGTACTGCTGTATAGTCATGCACTTCTTGGTTGCCAGCTTCTCCGTGAACACGTCCATGTCGGCAAGGATGGTATACAGAGACGTGGTTGCATTCTGGCTTTCCTGTGCATATCTGGCTGCCGAAGTTCCTGCCGATGGGGTCTTACCCTGCAAAGCACCGCTCACGTTGGTAACCTCTCTAATCAGGTTCAGTTCTATCTGCAAGAGTTCATTCGTACCGATGTTCACGGCATTCGATGTAATAATTTCTGGCTTCGCATTCGGCGTCTTTACCGATGGCTTGTAGAATATCCATCCGTCATACTCTACCGCCTCTTCCATAAACTGCTCTGGCGTTCTGCCGTTAAGCACATTTGTAGGAATCATCTTGAATCCCTTGAAACTGCTTCTGATGGCCATGTCGTTCATCACAATCAGTCGGTTGATGTATCTCTGCTGGTCTATGATGTTGGCAAGGAATGGATGAATCTCTCCGTTGATATACGGATAGAGTTTCATTGTGAAAGGATGGCTTTTGTAGTCGTATGGTGTTTCGCCCTGACAGAGGATAGTTCCGTCTGGCGCCATATAGGTATAATACCAGTACTTACTGGAAGTATCTTTGCTGGTGATATACGCCCTATCTTCCTCCGGCACACCAGCCTCGTCATACTGCTCTTTACGCCTATTGTTTAAATCTATCAGCTTTTGTATCATAGCCGTATCATTACGATCTACCCTAAAATAAGCATCATTTACATTTTGAGCAATAGGGTCAAAGCATTGCAGCATTGGTTTGGTTTCCGTGGTCCACACCTCAATCACTCTAGAGTAATGTCTTCCCTTGTTGGTATGGTCGAAAGAGAGATTATCCAACGCCTTTTCTTCGTTAAACTCATAGCCGTAGCTGTTATCGTCCGAAGGATAAATATCAAAGATGGCGTTCAGATCTTCTTCTGTAAGCCCATATTCCTGTTTGGCAAACTTCTGATACAAGTCTTCTCGGCTCACGTCATGCAGCACACCGATAAGGCTCACGTCGTTGTGTCGTGGGTCGCTGCCGCATTCAAAAAACATGTGGTCGGGTTCCATCGCGTCTGTCCATGAGTCTGGCATTTCTAGTTCCTTCGCCTCCCAACTCTCTCTGACAAACATCTGACCGCCCATAAGATAGTCCTTAATGGCGTGGTTCAGCACATCTTGCATGTACGTTGTCTGCCAGTTGCATTGCATCGTGGCACTCATCATGTCGCTCAATTGTCGGGAGTCGCTATCTCTTGCAAAGCATACCGGTTCCGTTCCCTGCTTGGCATAAAGACCGGCAATAGATTCCAGAATGCTCACCATGATGTTGTTGCTCATAGGTGTCTGGTTGCGCTTTTCCATATAGGTGCGTTCCGTCATTTCCTCCCAGTAACCATGATGGTATACTCTGATGGTGTCGCTCCATTGGTCGCCCATACAGTAGCGCATCGTTCTCGCCCTCGTTTCTCGCACACCGCTCAGGTTATTCCAAGCATTTCTGCATCGGCTGAGTAACTCCTCGTCCTTGCCGTGTTCTTGTCTTCGCTTGCGAGCCTTAACCGAGTCATACTTGTTATGTTGAGGCATCACTTTGCTAAGTGTCAGTATTCTTGCCTTTACCATTTTCTTATACATTATTAATTATAGGCGCAAAAATAGGCAAAAACATGGCTTTCTTTGCCGTGTTCCAACCAACCACCAAGCGCAAGGTTGGAGCACGGCAAAACTTCTTCAAATTATTTGCATTTTTGCCGAAAAGTTTCAAACAGAATTATAGAGATATGACAAAAGAAGAATTAGCACAGATGAATGAGGAAGGTGGCACACAGCAGGCTCCACCTGCTGAGGCTGCTACAGATGAAGCTCCTGTAGAGGACCGCCCTAATCGCAAGGCTTTCTCTGACCGGTTCAAGAAACGCCATGCTGACATCGACTTCGAAGACAAGGAAGCTCGTTATGCGGCAATGAATGATGATGCTGATTTGCTCGGACGATACGAGGAAAGCGGTAAGGCGTTGTCTAAGGTATTCGATAAGCACAAGTGGCTCGCTGCTCTGGCGATGGACTTGGAAAAGAATCCGGATGACAATCCGTTTGATGCGATGGCTCGCTTGGGTATTGACGTGAAGACCTTGTTTGATGATCCTGAAGGCGGCAAGAAACTCGCTGAGATTCTCGCCAAGCACAACGAGGACGTGGCTGAACAGAACGCCGCTGCCGATAGAGTTTTTGCAAATATGCAAAAGTCTTATGAACGCTTAATGAATCTCTTCCCTGATGAGGTGGACGATATGTGGCAGCAGCTTTATGAGATTCACGACAAGGTAGAGAGTGGCGATATTTCAGATGATATTTGGAAGATGCTCCACAACGCCAACAACTATGATTCCGACATCACTTCGGCGCGCGACGAGGCGGCTATGCAAGCCCGAAACGAAAAGATTCAGAATAAGGTTCGCTCTTCTAGCACGGAAGGCATTCCTCCTTCTCTTTCTAGTTCTGGCGCAGGAAATAAACCGGCAAAGAAACAGAAACGTGAAAGTTTCTTTGATGATATTAGAAGTAATTAATCCATTAATATATGTATAAAATGAAGAAAAATTGTTTTAAGAATTTTATGAGTGGTCAGTTCGTCTTTAAGATGATTCTGATGCTTCTTGCCGTAGTTACCGGTGGTGGAGTAATGGCAACGGCAGACCTTGTAGAGCCGCAGATTGGCAACGAGGGAGTAAATCCTGCAGACAAAGAGACTGTTGCCCAAAAAGAGCCAGTAGACCCTAATGTTAACGACAGACTTAGCCCTGGTGGAAAAAAAGATGGTCAAGACCTTACAGGCTCCCAGGCTTCTAGTACACAGCTTCGTGAGGGTGGTCTGCTTGATAAGGAGTGGGATAGTGAGATAGTTAAGTTCTATCCTTTCAAGACACCGCTTCTTTCTATTGTTCGCCGTATGGCAAAAACAGTAAATATTAAGAACTGGTCAATCTCGCATCAGCGTGTTGGTGGCGAAACTCTTGATGGACAGACTATTCAGAGAATTGAAACTGCTGACACCATCGAGATTAATTCAACGAACTTCTCTGGTTCTATTCGCCCATTCTATAAAGGCACTACTGTTTTTGCTTCTGGTGTTCCCGGTTATGCTGCTGGCTCACAGACCAAGACAGAGGGTACACTGATGCTTTATGTAATTGAGGCTAACGGTAAAAAAGCGGTTATGCAGGCTGTCAACGGAAAGCCGAAGGTTAGTGGAGACTCAAGAGACAATCTTGACAACATGACTTGCCCGGAAATCCCTGTTGGAACAACGTTCCTTGCTGGTGCATCTGCAGCTTCTGAGTCTCAGCTCACCATTACACCAGAAAACTTCCAGCCACGCGAGAAAGAAGTGTATGTTCAGAAGAAACTCTTGAACATCGTATTTACAGATGACTACGAGAAGGTAAAGAAGGAGCAGCCTATTACAGTTGCCGACTTAAAGACCGATGCTATCATCAAGTATAACCTACGTGCAGAGCGTACTTATTTGCTTGGATGCAAGTCTCGCTTCAAGGCAGAGACCGGCGACGGACAGATTGAAGATGTCTATACCTCTGAGGGTATCATCAATCAGCTCACCAACACATACTCCATCGGTGATACTTATACGCTTGGCGATTTGATTGCTATTTCCAAACTCCAGTTCACGGAATTCTCCGAGAATGATCGTTGTTTTGCCTTCTGTGGTAAGAATGCTATCGAACGTTTGGAGAATATCAAGTTGGAGGGAAGCCATCAGAACGACTTCATTAATCACAACGAGTTCGACCTTACCTTCAAGCGATTCAAAGACACCTTCGGCTCTATTGATTTTGTTTGGACTCAGACTCTCGATCTCTTGGGTATGTCAGACTTTATGGTTATCTTCGACCCTAAGGCTTCTCGCCGATACGTCAAGATTGGCAAGAAGGAGCAGACCAATGATATGTCTAAGGGAGGTGGCGAGGTTCGTGACGCTAAGCGTTGGATTCATCAGGAGGCAGATAGTGTGGCACTTCGTGGTTACAACTCAATCTTGGTTGGTCCTGCTGATAAGATTGCTAAGATTGCCACAGAGTCACTTAATGCCATCATTTCTGCTAAGGAACTTCCTAAGAATCCATCAAAGGGTATGAAGGTTGCGCTCACGCAAAACTACACCTTAAAGGGTACTAATTCTCCTACTGATGATGTCAAGTATGAGGCAGGTACAGTTTTATACTACACTGGCACCGCTTGGGCTATCTATGCTGGTCAAGATACAGCGCAGTAAATTATCACTATAAACCATCGGTGGGCAGGTGCATCTTGCTCTGCCCACCATTTATAAAGAATAAATATGATTAAGACATATAAAGCACGAGTAAATCAAAATAGCATTAGCTATCTGCTTTCAGGTAAGCAGGGTAATCAGGTTCGCTATCCTTTCGCAAATGGTAATGTAATTATAAACAAATATCCTTCACTTACGTTGCGAAACCGATACTGTCAGGAACTTCTTGAGTCTAGCTTGCTTTTTGCCAACAATACTATTATTCTCGACCATGAGGAAGAAGAGTACCCTGGCGAAAAGGCTAAACTTGAAGAGGAAAAGAATGCCGCATTAAAGTCAACCGTAGATGAGCCGGCAAAGAAGACTACAAAAAAGTCACAGAAAGAGGAGGTAGCAGGCATCCGTACAGCGGAAGAAGTTATTAATTACATAAACAACCGTTTTGATAAGGATTGCAGGACTCTTGAAACTGCCATGAAGCATGCAGACAAGGCTGGTCTTGTTTTCCCTGATTACGGCAAGCAGTAATATACAATAAGGTGTAAATGAGTATAGAGGAAATCATAAAGGCAGTACGTTGGTGCATAGACGAGGAATCCAACAACACATCGGAAATCACCGATGAGAAGGATGATTTGTATATGGACAACATCATCAAGTCGAAGATAAACGATGCGCTGCATTGGATAGCTATTACTGCTGCATCTTCGCCTGTTCTGTCCGATTCCAAGAGCATAGGCTCGACTTCCGACACAATTCAGGTGTCCGATTTTGATTCTAATCGTAACATCGGTGTTATCACCATGCCTTCCAATATGGAGATTATTACCATCAACCGCATTCGTGGCGCTTCTTGGTATAAGGCAGTCGCCCCAGTAGAGGACACCGATGATGAAGCTCTTATGATGTACGACGATACCGCCAAGGGTACCATTGATCGCCCACAGGCTGCCATCATGCGAGAGAATCCAATCAAGATACTCATGCAGCCCAAGACTTCAACGGCGGTCATTACCTATGTGGGCGTACCTAAGTCTGTGAGCACAGACGTTTCCACAACCGATGTAGCCATTCCGGACAAGCTGAAGAATGCCTTCATCTATTATATCGCCTTTCTGCTCCTCTCAGCCTACGATGATACCAAAGCTAGCCAGATGTACACCATCGCCCTGCAACAGCTAGGCGTAAATCAAACCTCTAAATAAAGACGATATGGAGAATGTAACAGCCTCATACGATGCCAATGAACTTGCGTGGGTAACTCCAATCCTTACTCTTCGCCGTGATATTTTCCTAAGAATCATGCTAAGGGAAAAAGGAAAGGTGGTTATCCGTCAGTCAGATGATAAGGGAAATTTCCCTCGCGTCCCGATACGTCGCCACAAGGACACCCAGTCCTTCGAGTTCCGTATCTCGGTCATTCCCGATACCGTCCAAATTCAAATATTCACTTCTACAGAACCAAAAGAAATAAAATATGCCTACATTTAGACAAGATGAAAAGCTTGGAACGAAGGTGCCGCTGATAAAGACAGCCGACTTCAACGACAAGTCTGTCACAACAGAGAAACTTGCCGAAGGTTCTGTTACTAATTCAAAGTTAGCACCAGAATCCGTTACACAGGATAAGTTCGACAAGGAACTGCTTAAAATCTTCGAGGCAGCAGCAGGTCTTCCTGAAAATCTTATAGAGACGATACAGAAAGTAGATAGCACGCTTGTAGATCATCAGCGGCAAATCTCTTCTAACGATGATGATATTTCCGACCTGCAAACCAAGACCAAGCAAATCAAGGACACCGTAGATGGCATAGCTGTCAGTGGTGGTGCATCTGTAGGTTCGGCAGTAACCTACGACAATACACAGAGCGGTCTTGATGCTCAAAACATTCAAAATGCCATCGACGAACTCGTCAACAATCTCGGCCACTACGAGACCAATGAGGAGTGGTTGCGTGTCTACACAGATGCAGAAAACAAGTTCCTTTGGGGCATCCGTGTAGATGGTAGTATAGACTGGGCAGTCGGTATTCCTAAGCCTATTCAGAAAACTCTCAATGAAATCATCGCCAACAACGAGACCTTCCAGCAAACCCTAACCGAAGCTATGGAAGCATACAAGGCAACCATTGACGAGAAGGTTGCGGCCATTGATAAAAAGAAGGTAGACAAAGAGGAAGGCAAGTCCCTTATTGAGGATGAAGTAAAAGAGCGCTTTAGGGTAATTGAGAATGAAGAGTTTATTAAGGCTGTAGTTGATTCAGAGGATAGAGTACTCTTTGGTTTCTACAGAGCAACTGGCAAGCCATATTATCCTCTCAATGAAATGTATCACGTCATTCAGAATGAAGAGTTCCTTTGGGTAATTCTTGATGCAGCTAATCATCCTCTTCTTGGTATTCAGCAAGATGGTACTAGCTGGGCAGCCAAGGCTCAGTGGCTTGATGATATTAAGGCTATCAAGAATGTTCTTTCAAACATTGACGAAACTCTTAAAACTTTCCAGCCAAAGGAAGATGGTAAGGGGTTGATAAACATTGATGTAGCTGACAGCTTCTTCTATATTTCTAATGATGAGTATATCATTGCAATAGAAGATGCAGAAAACAGAATACTTGCAGGAATCAAATATGATGGAGAGCCATACTTTCCTAATCATGAAATGTACTCTGTAATAGCCAACGAGGAATGGCTCTATGCTATCATTGATGCAGAAAACAAAGTATTAGGTGGTTTCCGTGCTGATGATGGTCACATGGTTGTTGGTGGTATTGATATTAGTACCTTTATTGCCAATGCTATTATTGATATAGCAGACATCAAAAAACGTACAGCTCATCTTTCTACAATAGAGAATGATGAATATCTTTCTGTTGAGACTGATGCCGAGGGTAAGGTGATTGGATATACTGCTCCTGATGGTAGCCATTATCTCTACAAGGTAAAGTCAGAAACTATCCTGACACAAATAGAAGAAAAAACAGACATAGAGAATAGGCTAGAGATGACATTGGACGAAGAAGAACATATTCTTAGCTACAGAGACAAGAATGGCGTAAAACATGAAACTGCTCTAGATGTAGAACATCTAGATGTAGAACATTTTAGTATGAAAGGCGAATCTATTGATTTTTCCAATTATGCAACACAAGACGATGTTAATGGCATTCAGCTTAAAAACATCGATGGGGTTTACGACAACTCTAAGCCTAATTTGTATCTTACATCACAAAAGACATACACAACGGCTGATGGAAAGCAATCTTTCACTCCTCCAAATGCAGGTGCAGAAATGAGTAACAAAATACCTTGTAAGCCAGGAGAATGGTTCACTAGGACTGGCACAGCTACAGGTATGGTTGTTGTTTCAGACAGAAATGACAATAACGCAAAAAGATTGATGCCAAACGGAAGTCTGCCTAAGGCAAGTGTTCAAGTTCCAGAATATTGGGATTGGGCTGCATACATACGTTTTGCCGTGGCTACTTACGAAAATAATGTTACCATAAACCGAGGTAAGTATGCTGTAAGTGAATCTAGTGATTCTGTTTCTATTCCAAAACTTAAATTGAATGTTGCCAATTTCACGAAGGAAACCAAATATCTAAAATCTCCAAATGGTACTTTCTTTGAGCTTTCTGTAAGTAATGAAGGGGTATTGTCTGTAAAGGAGATAGACAAAGACCTTGTGGCACCTTTCGATGTACCATCAGATTTAAAGTTCACTATATCCAACCCTTCTGGAGGTGCTGCTGTTTTTTGCGGAAATGCCAATCGGGTATTGCTGCATAACGAGAAATATCTGTATGAGGTCAAGGAAACTGGATTGACAAAGTTTCTTTCCATCGCTGACAGCTCTGCTTATTTCTACAATGTCGAGCATCAGGTAAACAGCAGTGGTAAGTCAAGAATTGTTGCATTGCTAAAGGTTGACCCATTCAAAGGCCTTTGCGTGTTTGATGAGAACTTCATCCTAATCGACCAATTAGCAAGTCCAAATTATGATACTCATGACTTCATCTACATAGATGATTTCCATTACATCGTGTATTATCATAGCAACGTACTAACAATAGATGGACACATGACTTATTCTGATACTTTGGTAGAGTGGAAGAATGGCAAGAAGATTGGTTCATACACCCTCAATGACCAAGATGTTTTAAGAGATATTCTGTTTGATGCAGATGTGCATTCTACTGCACCTATAGCAGAAACCCATACAAATACTATTGGTTTTGATAGGACTGAAGACAGAATAATTGTAAATCCAAGAAACTGTTGCTCTTGGGTAATTATCAAAAGAACTGTTAGCGGTGAAGACAAGGTTACATTTGGTCCAGTACTGGAACAAGTTGGTGGCTTGCCATCGTCTAGTAATTATGGTGCTGTTGCAAGGAGAATCAAGACAGACTCATTGGCTCAGTGGTTCTTGTGTCATGATGTGAAGTATTGGGGAATGAAAGAGATTAGTGGTGTGAGTTATCCTACATATACACTGTTCGATAACAACTTCTTAATGAAAGAGAACCCTCGAAACAATCCTACTTCAAATCCTACTGGCGCAACAGATAATGCAGCTACTTGCTCAAGAATCGTGCAACTAAGCATTGATTGGAGTAAAAGGAAGATTGTAGAGTACAAGGTGTATGTCGTTCCATCTTATTATTCAAATGTTATGAGTAGTGCATGGATGATGGATGAAGGTATGTTCTGCATAGATTATGCTATTATGGGAACAATCATATTTGCAGACTTCACAACGGAAGCAACAACAGTGTCAGAAGACAACCATCTGTACACGAATGCTAAAATTACATGGAAATTAAAGCAGCAGAAACTTTTGTATAGGGCAAATATTTATTAATTAAAATAATATACAATTATGGGGAAATGTTTAATAACAAGACTTAATGAGAGTGTCAATAATGACAATCTTTTGAAAATTGGTGAGTTTTCTATTTCGTTAAATGAAATTGCATCACCTTCTGAATCTTCTCAGAAGATTCAAGTTGCATTCACTGGAAATAGTGAAGTTAGAAATGTAAATGGAAATTTTACAGATAGCACATTAAGTAATAACACAGGTAAAAACATATCTATCACAAATGAAGATTTGCATGATATATATGTTAAAAATGTAAGTTCCTTAATTTGCTTTGGGAATAAGTATGGTTTAAGACAGTTAATTATTCCAGACAACACTGGGGTTACGATAGACATTTCTCAGTTAAAATACTGTCCTATTCTTGATACTTTAATTCTTGGTAAAGCGACACTACAGAATAGTGTAGACATAGCAGGCATAACGAATCTTGGTGTTCTTAGATATTCTGGTAGTAGTGTACTTGACACAAAACATATAAAGAACCTTCCCCTTGTCGAATTTAATGCCTTTAGAGGAAGTGCCGTAACTGGTGATGTTGCAAATATTCCTAGAACTATAAAGTGGTTAACACTAGATTACACAAAAGTATATGGAGAATTTATACCTTCTAACTATCCTTCTCTCATATCTACTGCTGGAGTATTTAGAGGAAATTCTGTATATGGGGATATTTCAAAAACTAGAAATGAGAATTTCATAACAATGGTTGATAATAATTCTAAGTTTTCCTGGAAGACAGAGAGAAATAACTCATACAAGATATTAGCCCTTGAAGGCATCCCAAACTTTGGAGAAGATTTAGATGCTATGTTGATAAATCAAGCAAAATGTGTTGTTGGATTTACTAGTAGTGATAGTTCTTTTAAAAAAGCTATTACGGCTCGTGGAACTAAAACATCAGCATCAGATGCCGCAGTTGCAACATTGCAGCAGAAAGGCTACACGGTATTAGTTATTCCTGCATAGGGTATCATAAGTTTAACATCAAAAAGAAAGGAAACAAGATATGAATAAGTTAACAAAGAAGTATAAGATAGTACATGAGGGGACAAAGATGGTGTTCCCTCTCACAGAGGAAGGTGACAATGCTGAGGTATTCCCAGCAGTAGGTGCCACCGCAGTAGAGTTTGACACATATTCAGAAGCCAAGGCTTACGTAGATGAGCATAATTTGGTATATGATGAGCCAAAGTATTAAGATAAAAGAAGAAGGGTGAGTCGAAAGATTCACCCTTTTCTTATGCAGCAAGCCTGTACCAATCCACCAAGCAAGTAGCAAGCCTCCTCACCATACATATTTATCAAGAACTGTTCGGAAATGTGCTGAACCACATGCAGCATTTCGTGGCTGAGGCTGTTCATGTATTCAGCCTTTGAAGTAGCCCATCCAATCACAACCACCGTTTTTCTTATATCAACATTAGAATAGGTTATCCCTTTGTTCGCTTCACCTTTGAGCACGAGATTACAGGCATCTTCGAGAGGAATGCCGCTGCATCCCAAATCCCGAAGATACCTTCTTACCTTCATGGCATCCTTTGAGTGAACATCATACATCACATGTACCGTCCAGTCGTACCTTTCCAAGTAAATCTCCTGCTCTGTCATATTTTACAAAATCTCTTCCCAAGGAATCCCCACACCATTAAATGATGTATCTGCATAGAACCTATTAAAGATGAATCCATCCTGCTGATCCTCATCATCCACGTAGTCCTTGATGAACTGAGCCATCTGCTTCTCTTCCGTGATAGACGAACCGTAGAAATCAGCTAAGCACATGTGTGCGATGTAAACCGCATCGTAGCCCACATTATTCTCCAGCACGATATTATTCTTCTTCAGAATGTCCTCAATATCATCCTTGCTCATCATGCGGATTGGCTTACCGTTCTTCCGCATCTGCTTTACTGCCCACTCACACATCTTCTTATTGAAGTGCCAGCCATTGTAGCGAAGGTAAGCCCTCATTTCTTCCGGCTGATAATCGTAGGCGTTCAAAGATTGTCTGTATTTTCTTTCCATAATCTTTCTGATATTAAAAAGGGCTTGGTAACGAAATCTGTTTCACTACCAAACCCCAAGTTAGTTAATACTCGTCGCCGTAGCTTCGATAATCACGTTCTCCACGGTCTCTGTCTTCACGTTGGCGCATGTCGTCGTACTCTTCATGCTCTCGCATACCACTTCTGCCTCCACGACCTCTGTAATCGGGCATGCGGTTGCGCTCGCCGTACCGGTCACGTCTGCCCTCACGCTTCATTTCGCCCAGGCAGTTCATAGCCTTATCCAAGCAGCGCAAGCCTTTCTCCACGTTCTCATACAAGCCATCAAACTTGTCTTCTGTAATCTCAACCATTATCATAATTCTAAGATTTTTAAAGTGAATAGATAGGAGATTACTTGTTTATCGCCTGTTGGAGCAATCCCATCATCTTGTCGAGCTTGCCCTCCATGCCAGAAACCTTGCCTTCCAGCTTGCTGATCTTCTCAGTCTGTTCCCTCTCCTTGGCAATCTGGGGGTTGAGTTGCAATAGCATTCCCTCACAAGAATCAACGACTTTCTTGTGGTAATCTACGCTCTCCAGTATCGCCTTGGATTGTCTCAGCATCGTATCGACCTCTGCACTCATGGCTTCCTTGTTGTCGCTCACCACAAGATTCTTGTCGTTGGCTATCTGTCCGTTGGCAGGTAGCTGCTTGAAATCCACCTCCTCGTCGTTCAGTTTCACCTTCACATCAACCACAGTTTCCATAGGCTGAGGCGTGAAGCCATTGTTGAAGGTAGGGTATTTCGTCTGAGGATTGCTTACCGAAACAACCTGACCAATCTGCAAGTTCGGGTTTTCGCCCTTATCTAGGACATAGAATAAAGAATTTGTTCTTAAACCTTGAAACATAATGTAATCTCCTATTATCTATTCTGTTTGTTAAACAATACCCGTCATCAGCTGAAGGGTGTTAGTATCTCTCTCAAACCAGAGCTGAACAACTCCAGTTCCCGGCACGTCTGCAACCGTTAATGCCTCACCATTGAATTTGGTTACGGCTTGGGTTGCGCCGTTGGTCTCGAAAAGGATAGGCAGCGTACCAGTCGTTCCAGTCGGAATAGCCTGACGCAGATTTACGAAAATCGTTCCTCTGTAGCTGGCATTCACGAAGGCGTGGTTTTTAAAGGTGAACACCACATCGGCAGTATTCACCTTCACGCCAGTAGAAGCGATAGCCGCCGAACCGTTACGATTCACCCATGTATAAGGTCTTAACCATAACATAGCAGCCTCCTTTCTTTAACCCCAGAATCCATTGTTGGCAGCATTCAGTCCATACAAACCTGCCTGATAAGCCACGCAGTTAGGAACCGCAGTAAATGGGCTGTAAGGAGTAGTTACTGTCTCCGGCAGCTTACATTTGATGCCAGCTACCTCGTTCTGCAGACCTGCCAATACCGCATTAATTGGTGCTACCGCCTGACCAACAATCTGAGAAGTCATGGCAGAAGACTTAAAGGTACTGTTCTCCTCACGCAGAGAATCAATCTTGTTCTGCATTTCGCGCATCTCAGCCTGCTTCTGACCGTCAACGATGATCTGAGTGCTTTCCTTGATGGCGTTATGCAAATCGCAAGTCTGGCGCTGGGTTTCGTAAGCTACGTTAGAGAAGCCACGCTCCTGACCATTAGCTACATTGTTGATGGCATTCTGTAAGGTACCAGTCTGCTGACAGATAGCCAAGCGGTTCTCGCAGCAGCAGTTTGCAATCTGCTGAGCAATCTGCATGTTACCCTGCTGCAAAGCATTGATGGTCTGCATGCCACTCATACCTACCTGATTACCTACACTCTGAACCTGAGAAGTCAAAGCAGAAATGGCATTCTGAATCTGACCTTCGGTACAATTGAGCTGAGTAGCCAAATTGCTGAGCGCATTACGATTACCACCGATGGCATCCATCAAAAGGGCACGACCATTGTCGTTGTTAATCTCGTTAGCAAGACCGCCACGACCGTTATTGCCGAAGCCACCCCAGCCATTACCGCCCCAACCCATAAGGAAGAAGAGGAAGATAACCCACATGAACCAACCACCTTCACCGCCGAAGCCATTGTTGCCCTTCATAGCGAGAAGCACATTTGGATCTACACCCTGCTTCTGGAGCAGAGGAGCAAGAAGTCCAAGCATTCCGTTTGAACCTCCGTTTTGGTTTTCACCAAAGATGTATGTCTTAGATTCTGACATAATAAAATAGATTATTCGTTTCGTTCACTATTGAACTTGGTGCAAAGTTACGAAGAAGATGAGGCTCTGCCTAACTATGCTCAAAATAAAATTTTCGCCCTCAAAGCCACTGTTCCTCAGCATTTTATGCTGAGTCATTCTATGCTCATTTATTTAGCAAAAGTCTAAACTACGCAAAAACCACCCTCAACCCGATACAACCTATCAAAATAATCCCTACCTTTGCACCCAGAAATTACAAACGCATAAAACATGATTCATGAAGAAATTATTAATAACCCTAATGGCAGTCCTGTCATTATGTGCATGCAGCAGCAACGATGAATCGTCTGTAAGTAACCAGTTCCTCTATGATGGGAAAGTATATCAGATAGATAGTGCATACATCAATCATTATGTGATGATACTTTATTCTGGAGAGTATCACAGATTTTCTGTTACAACAGCAAGAGTTGAAATAGGGAAGAAGAATTATCTTAAAGATTTAGGATCAGAAGCAATTCTGTATGAATTTGATAAGGATGGCAATGAAGGTTATCTTCATTTGTGGGGTTCGCATGGTTCTAAGATGGATAAAAATTCCTACTTAACCATCAAAAATGATGATGAAGATGATAGAACCTATATAGAGGTTTACATTAATGATGGAGAAAAGCCCATCAAGGCAACATATCTAGGAGTAGCAAGTAAGGAGTGAGCCTTGCGCCCACTCCTTTCTTTATTTATTCCAATCTATCCAGTTCATCAACCGCATCCATCATGATTCTGTCAATATTCTGATTAGCGAAGTTGATGCTCTCGGTATCTGAAGATTTATCTCTGAGTTTCTTCCATCGCTTCATCTGCTTCTCTGCCAGCTCGATGATTCTAACCTTGGCAGCCTCCTTGGAGTTTTGGAAGTGGAAATACTCACCGATATTTGTGATTCTCTTGTCAATCGGAACGTTCTTCGATTTCAGGCGGTCCACGTTGGCCATGGTCTTCTCCATTTCGTCTTTGTAGTTATACCACTTACTCTTGGTTCTCTGCAAGCTGTTCTGCTCACTAGGAGTATAAAGAAGAGAGCGAAGGAAAGGAATATCCTTGGTTTCCGTGTCGCTTCCGTGCTTGATAACACCGATAGCTCGCTCGGTAAAGGTAGCAGCGCCACCACCTATACCACCGATGTAATGATTTAGCATACTAGGGTTCGTCACCATATCCAGGAAACTGTTACCCAGCATATCCTCATTACCCTTGGCTACATCGTTGGTCTGTGCATTCACCCATTTATTCACAGCCATATATCCGTCAGGCACACCCTTGTAGGCTCTCTGCCAAGCAGGGGAATTTTCATTCCAGTCACCACGTCTTTCAATCGGCGCACCCTTCCAGTCGGTATTTAGCTCCCATTCCACGAAAGGAGATAGGGCTGAAGGAGAGATAGCCTTGATCGTCTCGTTCAATGGCTCCTTGCCAGCCGAAGAGTTGCCGAGATAGTCCATCACCGGCACAAGCTGCGACATACAGCCCACGGCATCCAAGGCAGGATTCTTCTGCCCGCTTACGTTTGGCGAGAAGGTCAATCCAGCCGCCAAGTCACCCAAACCATAGAAGGCTCTCAACTCGATGGCAAGCGGAATAGTAACAAACTGACCGCTACCCTTGTAGATGCAGAGATTGTTTCTTCTCACGTAGTCAGGCAACTCGCCGTATGGGTCCTTCACTCCCTTTCTGTCCTTCTCGTCCTCGCTAGCAATCAGCACGTTGTTACCAAGTGCAGCTAGCGCACCGAGGGCAAAAGGAATAGCAAGCATATTGATAGAAGTACCCACAGGATGATTTTTCAAGTTCTTCACAAGAAGATTTGTACTCTGAATACCGGCATTGAAGAACATAGAACAATGTCTGAGATAGCTAGCCGTAAATCCGTAAGCCCATCTTGCAGCCGCCTTGCCGCCAGTCATTTCTCCGTTCTTGAAACTCTTGATGGCATCACCGCTACCATGGCGGTTGAAGTTGGTAGATACCTCCTTCGCATCATAGACCGAACGGATGATAGAGCGGTTACTGTCTCGGCTCGCACAGTAGGTAGCGAATCTGGCGATATTCTCAGCCACCTCGTTGATGTTCGCCAGATTTCCGAAGAAGAAGTCACGAAGGGCAGCACCGCCCTTGTCAATCTTGCTTCTTTCACTCTTCACATCCTTCTTGTACTCCTTGGTCCAGTCCTGCATGTTTTTAATCTGAACCCAACCAGTTTCGCCGCCGTTCTCCATGAACTCCTTGAAATATCTCTGTACCTTGTCAGAAGTATCAAGTGTTCCGTTACGATACTTGGCAAACAAGCCCAAGCCAGTAGTTCCGCTCAAATCCTTGAAGCTGATATTCGATGCACCCTTATACAACCCCAACTGAGCATAGTACTTCGCCCAGAGCGAACCATATCTTGCACCTTCCTTAGAAGTCACGTTACTAGATGCAAACTCCGCATCACGCATGATGTTTCGCATCACGAACTCAGGGTTATATGATGTACACAACTGCGCCATCATTCTTGAGATAGAACTCAATGGTTTCATGATTCCCTTGGCGCCCGAGTTCTCCAGCAATCCATTCAGAGCCTGCGCCGCTCTAGGATTTCCGTTGATAATAAAGGTATGGGTTCTGCCGGCAATCTTCACATCTACGATATGCTGCGATTTATTCTCTGCTCTTTGGAACTTATAGCCGATTCTTCCTCTTCGATACACCTTTGTCGCCAAACCCTTTGATTCCAAATCCTTCATTTCCATATTGAAGTCTGCTACTATCTGATTGATTTCATCAGCCGTAGCGTCCTCGGGAATGTCTGGGTAACGCTCCACGGTGGTGTGAGTGATAGGGTCATCGGCGTACCAAACCCTAGTCTCCGTCACAAGATTATTGTTCGAGTTGTTTCTTACGAATCTTGCAAATGCCTGACGGATAGCGTTCATACCGCCATTCTTGATAGCTCTGTTACCCATCGCGCCAATCTGCGCCAGTACGTTTGTTTCGCTCAGGTACTTGTGTCCTCTCGCTCTCATGATCGTGCTTCCGATGTAACTCTTCGGGTCTCCCTGCTCAGTAATATAGCCATAAGTATCTTCTGCAGTAGCCTCATCATACTTTCTCAAAGGCACATACCAGTTGAACATATCAGATACATGACCGTAAAGTTCTCTGCTGATAAGACCATTCTTATAGTCAGTATCAATAGAATACTGGGTGGCAGCCTTCACTTTATCCCAATAGTCCTTAACAGAACCCTTCTTGATACTCTCCATCTTTGCTTCTGAATCCATCACGCTCTGAATAGCCTCTGCATCATCGTAAGGATCAGAAGACTTAGCCACTTCCTGTATAGCGTGAATACCCGAATAGTCATGTTCGCCAGCATCAAACTTATTGTCACTATCCACGTAGGTACGGATGAAATCGTCCATGCGCTCATAATAAGTCTTCAAGTCGATGTCTCCACGCTCCAATTTCTCGTCAAGGGTAGCTTTCTCGTTGTTCCAATCGAACTCCACAGTATCAGCTAGCTTTTTGGTCTTCTCGTTCATGCGCATATACTTCAAGGCATCACGCACATACAAGATACGGTTTCGCTCCAAGCCGTGCTTGGTAATCATGTAGAGATTGAAGTTTCTTATCTTCTCATCGTCCTTCTTTCCGTCGAAGGCATCCAGCATACCAGCCATCGCCTTATCCAGAGGCTTCATCACGTTGCGCTCAAACATCTGAGCCGCATCACTCATCGCGCCCTGCATGGTGTTCTGCAGTATATAAGGATTCTCCGAAGAGGCAATATCCTCAATCTTCTTGTCTGGCACAATCGCATTCATCAACTTCTTCAACGAAAGCATATTGTCCATATAGCTCTCTGTGAACATATAGCCATGTTCGTCAAGCGAACGGTGGTATCTGTCAAGTGCCGTGCCGGCAGATGGGGTAGTGCGGAAGTGAATCTCACCATCTGTAACCTCATTCCACTCAGCCTTGGTAAGATTATCCATACTTCTAACCTTTCCGTCATTTCCGTAGAACATGCCATCATGCGCCACGACAGCAGGCATACGCTCATGGTCGAGACGGTATTTCACCGCCTCGGCTCTCATCTTCCAATAAGGGTCATTCTGATTCTTCTGCAAGTTCTTGCTCAACCAGAGCAGATACTTCACATCTTTAGTATTAGGAGCAATACGATAACCGATTTCATGAAGGAAATCAGATACCTTGTTTTTGATACCATTCCAGAAGCCCGGTTCACCCTTGCCATCCTCGGCGAGTCGGGCGATACCTTCCTCAATGGCATCGTAGATATTCAGAGGATTGAACTTCCTCTCCTCATCCACCAGCTTCTTCAAAGCCGCATTCTCAGGCTTATCTAAGTCATACCATACTTCACGAAGGAACTTATCGAATCGTTCATCACCAAACAACTCTCTCATTCCCTTGTGTCCAACCACCTCATGCCAGATAGTCTTCTCGGCAGTATATCTATCGTGGATATTAGGCATATAAAGATGCACCTCGCCAGTCTTCTCATCATACCAACCGGTAATCTTTCTGCCATCCTCAATAGCAGTCTTCGCCGCCTTGTTGGTGATCTCATCAACCGATGAAACCATCTTCACCTTTGCACCAGTCTTCTGAACCACCTTTTCGATATGGCTCTCAACAGATGAAGTAGGGTAGTTGCCATCGCCGTGGTCCGTGCGGAACTTGGTGCCACCGTCCTTGCCCCATTCCTTGTAGGCATCCTTTGTCATTTTCACGTTAACGAACTTAGCCTGAGGGAACTCCTGTTCCAAATCAGCCATCTGCTGCAAGAACTTCTCCTTGGTTTCAGGAGCCTGTCTTCCAGACTCAACGGTAGTGATAGGTACGCCCAGCTTAGCCAACTCCCTAACCTGATTAGGAGTAACCACATTCCAAGGGATAGCCAAGCCAGTGCCCTTCAACTGCTCTGCGATACTCTCAGCCACCTCAGAATCAGGAACCACTCTCACCGCCTTTCTCCAGCGTGAAAGCATCACCTGTCTCTGTCTGTCCTTTGGCAGCAAACTATTAACCGAACCCGAATGCCAAGGCACAAGACCAACAGCATCCTTAGCGCCCTCGGCATGATAGCCGCTAGTCTTCTCGCTTTCTGGAATCTCCCATTCTATAACTTTGATGTTACCTCTAGCGTAAGCACCGGTAAACTGATCGTTCATCATAGAAGTGGAAGTGTGCATATAAGGATTGTAGGCAGCAGGTACATCACCCTCGCCAACACCCTTATTCTTGTCAGTCTTCACAAGGGTAAACTTTCCGTTCTTCACAAGGTCCGGTCTCTCGTCTGCGCCCATCCAAGCACCTATCTCCGTAGCATCAGTACGCTTTCCGTCAATGATAGCAGCCATAGGGGAGTAGAGCTTACCATCCACCTCCTGCATTCCGCTATACATTCTGAAAGTCTTCTCCTTGTTGAGGCGGTCCAGTTCATCCTTGTCGGTAACTCTGTAGGCATAGCCGTTTTCCTCAATGTCATTCATGGCAATATCATCAATCTTTTCATTGAAATCATCCATGATGTCATTGAGAGCCTTATCCATCTTGCTTTTATCCGAAATCTCAAAGAGTTTATGCCAAGCGTTCTTTACAGCTTGCCACAAGGAGTTATCGCCTCGGTTGCGCAATTCGTTAACTGCGTTCATGATTCGCTCACCTAAAGAAAGGTCAAGTATCTTTCTCTGCTTTCCACCTGCCATTTCAGCAGCAAATTCATACTCATCCTTACCACCATAGTTACGTCTCTTTCCTTCCTCCCAAACAATTCTACCATCAGCCTTAGCCTTATTGTAAATATCAATAACAGTCTTTACAGCTTCAATCTGCTTAGGAGTAAGCATACCTTCTGCCTTTCCGTCCTTTACAAGGTGGATGGCACCCATAGTAGCCTGATGAATTAACTCATGCAGAATGGTATGAGCCGCCTCTTTAGGGTTTGTGTATGTTCTAGAAAGAGTATCAATAAAGAGATTAATGTTTCTTTCTGGTGTAGCTTCACCAACATTGCCTCTCTCGTCACCCTCGTCCATGCCACCAAACTCAACTCCGAGTCGCTTGGCTATATCGCGCGCCTTCTCAAAGAGTCTTCTTGTGCCTTCTTCTTTTGCTTGATTTGTCGCCTCAAAGAGTCTAGATATATCTGCAAAAGAGGCTTTAGCTCCTCTTCGCAATCCATAGCCATCTGCGAGAGCTTTGGCTCGAACTTCTCGATAGTCCAATTCTCTCCTTGCGGCAGTTTTGGCAGCTTCAAGTTCAGCTCTTTTAAGTTGCACAAGATGCGTTCTACCTGCTTTCTCTCGGTTTCCAAAAGTTCGTCCCCAGAATCTAACTTCATCTTCTAGTCCATTTAAAGTGTAAGTAATTTCAGAAGCCTTGTATCTAGAAAATTCTGAGGTATAATAGTCAAGATGTCTGTTAAACTCGGCTTTATCCTCATTCGACAAGTCCTTAGTCAACTCGTCAACTCTATCATCAAACTTCTTTTCAATCTGCGAAGATACATTTTTATCTACATCTTCGGGAATGATTCTACTATTCTTAACATCTTTTGTATCTGTTTTAGAATACTGCAAGCCTCGGTCCTCACGGAAGTGGGTGCCTTCATCCTCAGAAGTCTTGCGCTCCTCCTGCACCTTCACACCCATCTTAGACAGGCGGTCAAGTACTGGTTTCAACTGCTCTGGCTTAAACTCAGCAAGCATATTGTTGCCTCTAGTCTCGAAGTTATTGCCATTAACCAGTTTCAGCAAATCTTCATCCATGAAGTACTTGCCGCCCTTCGCCTTGCTCTTCGGTACACGAAGCTCGTAGAAGTTACCACGATTGTTGTCTATGCGCTTCACCTTCACTTCACCATCCGATGAAGTAACCTCGTCAATACCACCATGCCATGATGAAAGCTCAAACTTATCAGTTACGCTATTGATAGGTGCATCCGTAGTCAAGCCCTTAGGGTCGAATCGGTCCGGCATCAAGATACCTGTCTTCACCTCGCCAGTATCAGTTGTATATTTCACCAACTGACCGCCCAAGCCCTGATCCTTGCTGTCAACCAAAGCCTGCATCAGATTACCAGTTACAATATAGCCAGTCTTGCGGCTCTCATTGCTAGTCAGTCTATCCCAGTTATCAAAGTTTTGGTTCAATACTCTGAGATGGCTGTCTCCCATACCGGCAGCCTGCTTGGTCATGCGGTCGATAGAACCGATAATATCCACCTTGTTTTCACCAGACCCCACCTTGCCGGCAATAGGGAAAGTAATCTTTCTTCTGCCATCCAAGGTAGCGAAGGAAACAGAAGAGGCGTTAGGCGAGTAGTTATCAGTAATCTTGATGTCAATAAGTCTACCGTAACTGTTACCGAATCCGCTCAACTCATTAGGGTTATTCATATCCGTAGGCAGAGCGAAAGTTTGGTTTGTATCGAAGGTATCAAGCACACGCTCAAACATTTCAGCCTTGGCTTTCAGGTTCTTCATCACATCGTTCAGCTTATCTTTCTCCTGCTTGTAGATGTTGTCATACTGATAGCCAGCCATCTTCTCAATCTGCTCATCGCTCATGCCCGAATCCTTCTGACCCTTCTTGCCATCCTTGATATACTTCTCCTTAGCCTTGGTTGCAGCCTTCACGGCACGCTCCTCATACTTCTGAGTCTCGTCCGCAATCTTCTGGTCGAAGTACTCCTTCACGGCAGCCTTCTTATCGGTCTTGTATTCATCCCAAGTCTTGCCGCCAGTCAAACCATCCTGCGAAGCCTTCACCTCAGAAGCCTTCATTGGCTTCTTCAAGATGGCCATGTTCACCTTTTCTATATAGGTGTTGTCAGCAAAGGCGTTATCGCCGCCCGGCTCTGCGCCCTGCTTCCAAACTTCCTTGTGGAGAGTCTTAGCCTTCAAAGGCAGCTCGGTAATCTCAAGGTCATTTTCGCCCATTTCGTTGAGTCGCTGAATCTCGTTGGCATAAAGCTCGCCAATCTCCTGCAACATCTTCTCCTGTTCAGAAACTCTCAGCAGAGCCATACGCCCAAGCAACTTGCTTGCATCGGCACCAGCTTCGCCATCACCAACACCGCCACCGCTAGCAACAAGAGTCTGTGGGTCGATTCTAGACAAATCATCGCCATTACTCTTTTCCCATCCGAATGGATCAGCCATGCGAGCATAAAGGTCAAGATGCTCTGCCATATACTCACGAACTACCTTATCACCATATTTATTGGTAATATCGGCAACTTCCATTTCGTTGAACTTACTCTTCTGTGAAGATGTAGTATTAGCATCAAGAGATTTCAACTTAGCCTTAAACATCATCAGCAGTCGCTGCTCGGCAGGGATAAGGGAAACCACATACTCGTATGCACCTCTAGCCACCTGACCAGTTCGGTCGATACGTCCACGCATCTGTACCTCATCGTTTACGTCAAGCTGCTGCTGCGCCACGATCATCACACGCTTCTTCTGGTCCTTATACTTGCTCGAAGCATGAAGGGAAATACCGGTTGCTGCACTCTTGTTGAGGATAAGCGCATCAATCTTACCATCGTTAAAGTCGCGCGCGAGTTTCTTCTTGTCTGTATCAGCACGCTTCACCTTGGTAACAGTTCCGTTGTCGTTATAAACAAACTCGGTCTGTCTACCGGTCAGCTCGCCAACCTTATAACCTGCCTTCTGCAGTTCGTTCTTGATAACATCAATAGGAGAGAGTGAAAGACCGGTACTTGTCTGCTCAATCTTCTTCTCCAGTTCGTGATAAGCCTCAACTGCCTCATCGCCCAAATCAGAAAGCTTGATGTAGCCGCTTTCGCTATTATCCTTTGCGTCCTTCTGAGTATAGCGAAGTGTACCCTCCAGACCCTTCTTTAAAGATGTGCCCAAGTCTGGTGCGTCCATTTCCTCTCCAAGCGCAAGGTTGCCAGTCTGCGATTCGTTGGTATTGTTCAACGCAATCACAGGCTTCATACCCTGCTTCAAATAGTCGATTGCACGTTCTGCAGCAGACTTCGCTTTCAGAGAGAGAAGTACCTGCTGAACGGTATTGAACGCCTTGCTGGCAAATGGCTGATTCTTGATGCCCAGGGCAGCCGTTCCCTTCTTGATTCCCATAGTAGACTGAATGGCAGCCAGCTCATCATTACGCTCATCCACGTAACTTGAAACATATTTCTTTTGGAAATTGATAATATCATTAAACAATCCGATGATACTGTCATACTGTTCTCGCTGCTCCTGCACTCGCTCAGGATCATCAATCGCCTTCCAGTCGATGGTTACGCCAGTCATATCTCGCTCACGTCTAATCATCTGACCGCATTGCGTCAAGGTCTGGCTCATAATCTCCTGCAAGGTTGCACCACCACGCTTTACCGCATCAATCAAGTCGGATGATTTCATACCGCCCTCGTTCATGGCAGTACGCAAAGCGTAGATAGGCATGTTGTCTGGTCTCTTGGCAAAGGTAGCCGAGAAGAAGGTAACATTCTTTGCCTTCTGAATAATGTGTTGGAAATAGTTGCCCTGACCGCTATTGCCACCAGCCGTGTGGCTTTCATCAAGTATAAGGTATGCGTTACCCATCAGTTTTTCAATAGCATCACGTCTTCTTTGTCCGCTCAGGGCAGCAGCGCCGAAAGTCTTACCCTTCGCAAGTTTCTTCTCTTTTCGGGCACCATTCTCGTCAAACTCGTATACTCCGTTGCTTACTTGGCTGTAGGTAGTCAATACATAGTCGTATTCGTCTGGCAGTTTTCCGTTCTTTTCTATGTAGTCAAGCACTCGCTTCACCTCGCTCTTCGACGGCAAGGCGAATACTACATTTCCGTCTGAGTCGGTAATGGCAGCTTCCTTGGCACTACCGAATACAAATGGTCTTAGGTCTGGGCTTCCAATATCCACCAAGTCACGGTAAACATCACTCAGCAATCCTGCTGTCTTGGTGAAATATACAGGAACCTGACCCTGCTTCTTGGCGTATCTGATAAGCGAAGCAGCCTGTCTTCCCTTACCGATACCAGTCATATCTCCAATGATAAAGGCGTTGCCCTTCTTTGCCTGCTGCAAGGCAAGGGCTACAGAGTCAACCTGCTCTGCAGCAAGATGAGAATACAAATCATCCTTATCATTATAGCCCAGTTCATCAACAAGGAACTGGTCGGCATCACCCAGCTTTTCGAGATTCTTGTTTACCGCCTCCTGCTGATCGGCAGGCATCACGGCTTTCAGAGTGAATGGATTTCCACTCTTAGGGGTATAGATAACTTTCTCTGTACTTAGTCCACGTACGGATTTGTCCACCCGCTGTAATTGTCCCCGTGGTCCGCTTCCGCTCCCGGCGTTGGCAGGTTCATCAGTACTTGGCTGAGCGTCATTCCGTCCAGCTCCTCCTGATCCATTTCCTCGCTGCTCATTGGTTCCAGTGGTTGGTTCTTTGCTTGGAGAAGGCTCTGCCCCTGTTCTGTCTGTTCCTGTATCTCCATCAGAAAGTCCTCCATCTTGTCTTGGCTCGGTTCCTCGTTGATTTTCCAAGTCATCATGGGTTCCTGATACGGAAGTGGAGTCAAATAGGTCAGACTCTCGCTTACCATCTGGTTTGCTTCCTCCTCGTTCTCCTGTTCGTACTCTCTCTTTAGGAGTACCAGTAGCGCCTTGTTGATCAAGTTCTGGTTGAGTACTTCTTGTTTCTCCTCCGATGGAAGAATCCATCCGTTCACCTCGTAGTATATCATCTTCAATTCGTTTATAAAGTTCGTCATAATCTTTCACGGCTTCCGCTCTAGCCTTATCCTTCACTGGTGGAAAGGCATTCTCGTTCAAGCGTCTTCCGTTTATTAATATAATACGTGTAGGATAGCTGGTTCCCTGCTTTGCATACAGACCGCCATCCACATTAATCACGTCCTCCACATTATAGTGGCTATAGAGATAACCAAGAAAAGCCTTATCCTTCGGATTCAGACTTCCGTTCTTGGCGTATTCCGTCTTGCCGCCGATGATAATGGCAGCACGGCCATCGTCCTTCATGCTCTCCAAGGCATTGATAGCCATCTGTCCTTCCAAAGAAGAAATCTTATAGCCGTCATACTCCTTAGGGGTAGCACTACCGAATGGTGGATTTGTTACCACCACGTCAACGTCCTTGTCTGCAAAAGGCTGGGTTCCGTCCTGACTGGTCACATTCTTGAAACCCTGTCTTCTCAGGTTCGCCAATCGCTGTGCATCAATATCGTTCACATGCACCTTATCCATTGGCAAGCCGATGGTAAGCATACCGTTGCCGGCACTTGGCTCCAGAGCACTCTCAATCACCTTGCCGTTGCCCTTCACATACATATCCGCAAGGAAAGCATAAGGGGCAGGGGTAGAGTACTGCTGCTTCATCACTCGCTCAGAATCACGCTGGTTGAGGCTCGGCTGATTCTCATAGAGTGCCTTGATGCGTTCAAACTTCACAGCATCGTTTGTTGATTCAGAAGAAGCGATACCTCTTGCTCGCTTAACAATGGCAGTTTCAGCAAGCTCCTGAAGGTCTGTGTCCTTAATATCCTTCAAGCCGAGTCTCTCTGCCATCTTTCTCAGCTCAACAATACCGCTAAACTTATGCTTGAAAGCCAACTGCAGGTTCACGGTATCAATAAACTTCTTCTCAGCCAGCTTACGATCCTCGGCAGTCTTGGAATCACCCACCAGATTCTCCTGATGCTTAGGCGAAGTCTTCTCGTAGTAGTCAGCCCATTCCTTCAAGCTCATGCGCTGCTCACCATCACGATAGCGGATATTCATCATCTGCTCATAGATGGCATCTACGTCTTCCTTCTTAAAGAGCTTGGCAGCAGGAGCAAACTCCTTGCGCATTTCCTTCACCACGTCTTCAAGATTGTGCATACCTCTCTTGATTCTCAGATAAGCATTCTCGGCCATGGCGCTCACCAGCTTAGGCAATACTTCCAGCTGTCTAGAGTTAAGACCGATGAACGAAGCAGACATTTCATCCTTGCCGGCATTCTTGAGCATATCCCAAAGGTCATTAACCTTCTTGTTGGAAGCTGCTACTGCTGCATCGTCAGCCTTCTGCTGAGGCTTCTTTTTGGTTTTTGATTTCTTCTCCTTCTCGAATCCTTCTGCTGCATTCTTGATTCCTTCCATAGGGTCAGCAGATGGTTCCGTTTTAGGAGTCTCAACCTTTGGTTCAGTCTTCTGCCCCCTTGTCTTGGCAAAGATACTTTCATAGATAGCACGATGCAAATCATCCGTCACCTCACCATTAAGATAATCAAGAGCCATATCCTTGGATAAATCATCCACGTCAGCCTTCATGATCTCCTCCTCGGTCAGAGGATGCTCCTTCTTGAATTCCTGGGCGGCCGCCGCAATCGGGTCAAAAGTAGGGTCTGGCTTCTCTTCTTTAGGAAGAAGTGGGAGAGGGCCTTCTTCCTTCTTGCTGTCAATATACTCAGTAACCTCATTCAGGTCACCAAACTTCTTGCCATCATACTCATAGTAAGAACCAGTGTACTCGCCCTTGTCGTTAGGCTCGTCAACCTTGATAACCTCCTTGTCGCCATCAATCAGAATCTTCTGCCTTGTGATAGGACCATTCTTTGATGGAGTCTCGGTTTCCTCATCAGTAACCTTAATACGACTTTCAAGTTCTTTGTTTACTAAGTCGTCTGGTTCTTCTACTCTTGGTCGTTCTGGTTCTGTTCCTGCTTCTGCTGGTTCATTTCCTCCTGATGCTTCTTGTTGAGGTTCTTCATTGCCTGAAACATCATTGCCTCCTTCAATTTCTGAATGTCCTGTTCCATAATCTTGCCATTTTTTAAAGTTCAAATACTCATTAATTAACTCTTCCTTGGTAGGAGCTTCCTCAAACATATTGCCCTCGCCAGTATTTCTAGCCTTAGCGATGCGGTTGTATTCGTCAAGCAAATCTCTGAAATCAGAAACCTTGCCCTCCAAGGCCAAAGCCATCATCTGAGAGATAGATGAGTAACGCTTAGCCGCATCCTCACCGAACATGTCTGGTGTTCTCAGCAGCGTATCAACCTTATTGCCGCCCTGTCTTGCCTCATAGAGTAACTGGATAGCTTGGTCTATCTCATCACGAAGAGAGAACTCGCCCAACTTCATGTTGTCCATTACCGAGCGGATAGCGTTGATAGCCTTATTCTTCACCGTAGAGTCGATGCCCAGCATTCTGATAGTCTCTGGCTTGAAGATTGAACCCAAAAGAAGGTTCTTCACATACTCCCTGCCTTGTGCAGAAAGTCGCTCAGAACTATCCATCATCTGTGCTACCTCGTTCTGTCCGATGATGCCTTTATCTACTAACGTCTTTACCAAGTCATTTATTGCCTTGGAATTGTTAAAGAAAGCATCAAGAGAACCATTTCCCTCAATCTCGGCAACAATCGCGCCTACCTCGTCAGAAGTCAAGGTCTTAGCCTTGGCAACCGCCTGCTCCGTATTACTCTGAGTCTTCTTCTCGTTTCGGTTGAACTTAGCGAAGGTAGCTGCATCGTAAGGCAGTCTCTCATCCGTCACCAATACAAGACGTGGATGCTCGATTCCGCTCTGCTCAATCTGCTCTTTGGTAAAGCCGAAGTTCTCGGCATTCTCCAAGAGATCGTTGATGTATTCTGCGTCCGTGCCTTCCTTTGCAGCCTTCTGTCCTGCCATCGTTCTACCGTTACCATCATAAACGATGCCCTCGTCAGACACCACTGGCACCTGCTCGATAGCCATACCGTTATACTTTCGGGCTATCTGGTCCGTATTCTGCTGAGCTGCCTTGTCGTGCTCATAGTCACGATCATTCACGGTTCTGCCCTCAGCATCGGTAGGGAATCCCTCAGATTTCTTATAGTCGTTATTCACATCATGAGAAGGAGTAAGACTTTCAGCCGGAACAATCTCATAGTGTCCCTTAATCTTGGTCTCTCCGTCAGGCAGCATTCGTGTGCGCTTGTTGCCCACAAGTCTAGGTGCATTCACAAACTTCTGTGCAGCCACGCTGCCAGCCTCATGTGCGCCCTCAGTCTGTTCTGTCTTACCCACAGTCTCCGCAACCTTCTTGGCAGTCATGGTCTTCTTGATATTCTGAGCGTGCTCTAGCTGCTGCTTGGCAGCCTCAACGGTCTTAGTCTTCAAAGCCTCCTGCTCCATGATGTCGTTAGGCTCGGCGGTATAGTCCACCTTCATCTTCTCGGCATCCTTCAAAGCAT